GCGAAACCGCGCAAACTGTTGCGCTTCATCGGACGCCAATCAAGCAAAGTTAACTGCATAGCAGGCTGCGATTCTGACATGAAAGCTCCTTGCGAAGAAAAACAATTATAGAAAACAGGATCGTACACTATCGACTATCAAATTTCAGGCTTATTTGTCAAGATTGTCGTTGCTGGTACGACTTAACCTTCAGCGCTGTGCGGAAGCCTGTTCTTTACCTTGTGTTCTGGAGCGCTAAACCCTGGTCGCGCTTCGCTAATAGCCTTGCGTATAACCTCGGCTATAGATATACCTTGTCTCTCCGCTTCGCACTTCAAATAATGAAATTGCGGCCCTGAGAAAACAAGGGATGTCTTAACATTCTTTGTCATTGTAAAGCCTTATGGGGAATTGTGCTTTACAATATATGGGTGCACATCAATCTGTCAATCCCTCGGCATCCGGATAACACTAGCCCCTAAACACCACGGGCAGTCGCCGCCTTCTCCCTCACATAACCGGCACGTATCCCCATCCATAGCCGGCCTGCTTTCATTGGCCGCGAACCTTATCTGGGTTTGGGTTGGTTTATCCTTGGTGTAGCGCTTAAACGGGAGCGATGGTTGTTTCATGCAATCCACCGGTGCGGAATTCGCCAAAACGCGAGGGAATGCAGCACATCATCTATAGAACGCGCTATGGCGTTCGACACTCCGGCCAGCTCTAGCTGTATGTGCAATTCATCCTGAGCATCGCTCACCACGCCACCCGGCGCCTTGAGCTCGATCTTATAGGCGCGCCCGCCATAATATATATCAATGTCCGGAACGCCTCGGATGCATCCGCGCTTTTTGTTCGCCGCACCCTCTCGCATGGAGCGCCTCGCCCGTGTCTCCACGCTATACCATAGCACATGGTCTGCGCTTGCTACGCCAGGCTTGGCGATAACCGCCGTAAGCAGCTTGGCGACTTGCTCATGCAGCTTATCTTCTTTGCGCTCTGGCTTTTTTCGCGGCTTTGCGTACTTGTCGAGGAATTCCTGTGTTGTGGCGCGTTTGCGGCGTCTTTTGGCCGGCGTCTGTGGTATGTCAGAAAAATCCATCATTACATCCCAATCGCCGACATATAAACGTGGAGTAACTGTTCCTGATCGCTAAACTCGCCGGGGTCTTGCGCGCGAATGCGGATAAGCTGGCGGATGACTTTGCAATCATAACCCGCGCTCTTGGCTTCTGCCATTATGTCCTTCTGGTCGCTGGACAAAGCCTTCTTTTCCTCTTCAAGTCTTTCCCATCTCTCGATGACTGACCGCAGGCGCTCGCCCGCGACGTTGCCGGAATTGTGTCCTTGTTGTGCAGTTTCGTTCACTGAAGCCTCCGATACATTGATATTTTCTCATACCCCAGCGCCTTAAGCAGCGCTGGCCCTGGGTCTCGTCTTGCATTAAGCGTATCAGACAAGATGGATTCTGATAGGCCGTGTTGCTGGCAGAATTTCTTCTGATCCCCAGCTTGCCTTATAGCTGTACGCAATTCAGTGTATAACTGCAACAGGTTAAGGGGGGATGCGTCACTCACGCCAGCACCACTTTAGCCTCGTTGGCACTAAGTCGAAGCTCCATAATCCGCGTTCCATGCGTGACCAGTTTCCCCCTGTTCCGCATCCAGGCGATGTATTTTGCCGTGTTGGTCAAACTGAGGCCAGCGCGAAACGCGATGACCTTGTAAACGGGCATTGGTTCGTTGGCCGCCATTGCGTCGGCGATGACGGATAAGACGCGCTGGCGTTGGGTCATGATGCCACCGAGAACAGGTCTATCGCGTTTTGGCTATATGCAGTCAGATGCTTCACGGCTTTTCGGCGGTTCGCAAGCCTGTCTTTTTCCTTCATAAAGTAGGTTCCTTTTATAACTTTTCTAATCGTGTCTTTGTGAACCCCAAACTCTTGAGCGATATCAGAGATTTTCTCTCCGCTCATCTTCTTAAGACGAATAGAGTTGCATTGTTCTTCAGATAGCTTTCTCGTGGCTTCAGAGATTTTATTTCCCCATGTTATTTCGCGTCCTGTATGAGCTGCACTCATAGCTGCTCGCGTTTCAGCAGATGCTTTCCATGTTTTCCTGTACGCGCTAATCTTTTTCTTTGTCTCGGTCGTATGCTTTCGTCCAGTCCATGTCTTAAGCATTTTCTCTTTGGATTCAGGGGCTATATTTTCTACCCCATCACCGCCGTCTGTGGAATTAACGAGACGAGCGCCCATCGCCCTAAACTTTGCGATCCAGCGTTTTTCTGCTTCTTGCCAAGTCCAATCTGCGCTTCCCTCTATGGTCTCTAAAAGAACCATAATGGGAACCGCGCCCTTGCGAATGACAGACTGAATCCAATGTACTTTGTGAGTGTTGCTAGTATCTTTCAGATGATCTTTTAGCCGATCTTTCGGATAAACGGCTTTTCCGACGTATCTTATTTCATCGGTAAACGGATCAACTAGCATGTAAATATGGCGTGGCAGCTCTTCTGCCGGACGATATTTCCTAGGCCTTTGAAGGTTAAGATAATGATTTTCAATATCAGATATCATTTGACACTCTCAAACCTAACGACTTTCCGTATGCCAATAACCGAAAGTATTTTTTCTGACGGTGCCCGCCTCGCGTTCAGAACGTCATGCAAAAACTGTTGTGAAATCCCACACTGTTCGGCAAATGCCTTTTGTGATCCAGCATCGCGAACGGCCTTATTCAATAATAGCATCACTTCGATAGCATCCATTACGTCACTTTGCCATATTATTAAAGCTTGTTCAAGTAGCAAAAGGGGCGGCGCCATAAAACGCCGCCTCTTGGATGATTTATTTAAATATCAAATAGCTCATCATGCATCGGACTAGGCTCAAAGCCGCAAGATTGCGGACGTGGAGCCTTGGTGGACAGAAACTCCGCATAATCTGGTGATATGATCAATTCGCCAAACTCCAAACCATAACCGGCACCAGCAGCCATCCGAACGCGCTGGGTTGCCACTCCCAGCGCACGGTTTGCCGCACCATCGGCGGCAGGAAAACGAAGGGGTTCAAGGCGATTCCTCTGCGAAATCGGCTTCTTCGGGCGGCGGGAACTTCGCGTCGGCCATATCCTGCAGCTTTTGCAGTTCGTCAGCCTTGTCGCCGGTCACGGCGGCAAACGCGCGTTGCACATCCGCACGCCACATGATCGACGTCACGGCTTCACGATCTTTCGCGTTCTCGATGTCAGCATGAAGCGCGCCGATCCATTCCCTCCACGTCGGCTTGCGCGGCTCGGCCTTCGGCTGTTCCGTCTCAACGTCGATAATCCGCCCCGTCTGCTCCGGCGCGTTCGTGGGGATATCCTGCGCCTCCTCCGCGCTGATCAGGCCCTTGAGCACGTCGGGAAACCCATCGCGGCACGCGAAACCGCGAGCACGCATCTGGAGCATCCGGCGCGGGTATTGCGTCCACGGTCCCTGTTTACCCCAAAGCCCGGCCTTCTTCGCGTCGGCCACGGAAAACGACACTGTGACCGGAGAAGAATTGGCGCGCTTGACCGTGCAGATCGCGGTCATGGCGTCGCCTTCGCCTTCGATCGTCTCGATGATGTCGGTGAGTAGGCCAGATGCCTTGACCAGCCCGAGCATCGCATCACCCCAGATCGCGGGGCGGCCATTGACAACGGCGATGTTCTGCAGCGCCTGCATTGGCGCCAGACCGACTTCGCTGCCCATCTGCACGGCCAGCATCACATTTTCAGGCTTGCCCTGGTAATCGCGTGGCACGAGAGCCGACTTAGCCGCCATCTGGGCGAATTGGCTCAGTTCCGCGAACGACTGCGGGCGCAGGACCATGTTGTTAGTGGGCTTGGAAATGGTGACGCTCACGTTATTTGCTCCTCACGGTTAGGCTCGGCATGCTATTGGCCAACACGGCCCCAGTGATGCAGACACCTTCTTTCAAATCGTCGAGAATTTTCTTCTTATCCGGCTCCGACTTTACGCGCATATACTCAGCCGGAATTGCATCCTCATCCGTAATCAGCAGCCCAGCGCGCGGCTTGCCAACGCTGATCGTAAACTCCGCCGCTTGGTGTTTCGTGATATCCAACGCATCCATCATCGCCAAAGCGGTGCCGCGCAGGCTTTCCGCGCGGCGTGTGAAGCGGTCTTTGCGCTCAGTCAGGGACTTAATGCGCTCTGCCACGGAACCGGCCAGAGCCTCGTTTTCCTGCACGGCCAGAACCACGGAACGCAACAACGCGAACACGTCAGTTTCCGCCTCGTCAATGCGCTCCATGAGGAACGTGTCGTCATCTCCCGCTGCCTCACGGTGGCGTAGCGCAGCTACGCAGGACAGCGCCTGGTCAATCTGCCATTGGCTGGGCATCACACAAAATCCCTACTGAACTTCCGCCCATCCGCCGTAATCGACAGCAGCACAGAGCGCCCGTCACTGGGGTCTTTGGCGCGGACGATAAAGCCCAGTTCCTCCAGCTTATCCGCCGCACGGGTGATCGCCGGCTTGTGCAGGTTAAACCGCTCAGCCAGGCCGCGCACGGTTTGCTTGGCGAGTTTGCACGCCATCAGCACGGCGAGCTGGCGCACGCTTAAATCGTCGCGCTTCTTGGTGATGAGATGGCTGGCCAATTCGGTTACGTTGATTTTTTCCATGTTTTGCTCCTGAGTGTTGGTGGTTATTTGTTGGCAGATTCGTCGCTGGGCGTGGGCGCTTCGGCCCATTCCATGTAGCTCAGCAGGAAAAGCCCCAGAGCTATGCTAGCAATGAAAACTTTGATCTCATTTCTGTCCTTTAGATACGTAAGTATATTGAAGAGTACAGACGCTGCGTACACACAAACCTTGGTTTTCGTCCAAAACATTACTATCTCCTGTTAATCCTTAACGATCTTCCGGCTAGCGGCGGCCAGCAAGCGCTGGTAGTTTTCGAGGCTGATTTTCGCGCCCCGCTCTTTCCAGCGCCAGAAAGTGGTGAAAGAAATACCCGCCTCGTGGCAACATTCGGCGATTTTGCGCCCGTTATCCTTGGCAAGCTGCTGTAGTGCATATGGGGATAAGATATTGTCCATGCTCTTATCCTACCATGCCAAAAGATTGCGTCAATGCTATTTGCGCTCTTGCAATCGTTTTTTGTTTGGCATAATGTTCGTTTCATCAACCACGGTGAGAGACGATGACCGAAGACAACAAGACCGCGACTGAAGAGATTGTTAACTCGATCAAGGGATTTGACAAAGACCTGAAATGCCGAGATTTCCAGTTTGAGGTCGGCAAGACCTACGAGCAGCCCGGCGATATTGTCGCCTGCCAGAATGGCTTTCACGCTATCGAAGGCCATCCGCTGGAAGTGTTTGGATATTATGCGCCGGGCATCAGCCGTTATGCCGAGGTGAAGCAGAGCGGCCAGCTTGCGCGTCACGACGCCGATAGCAAGGTCGCGTCTGCGAAGATCACAATCGGTGTTGAGTTGCATCTACACGATCTGATCCAGCGCGCCGTTAAGTGGGTTTTCGACCACGCCAAGCTCGGGAATACAGAGCACGCCACGGGCTACCAGTCCGCGGCCAGCAGCACGGGCGACCAGTCCGCCGCCAGCAGCACGGGCTACCAGTCCGCGGCCAGCAGCACGGGCGACTGGTCCGCGGCCAGCAGCACGGGCGACCGGTCCGCGGCCAGCAGCACGGGCTACCAGTCCGCCGCCAGCAGCACGGGCTACCAGTCCGCCGCCATGTCGGCTGGCCGTTATGGAAAAGCGATGGGCGCGGACGGTTGCGCAATATTTCTGGTTTACCGCGACGACAAATGGAACATTATCCACGCATGGGCCGGGATCGTTGGGCGCGACGGCATCAAGCCGAACGTTTGGTACACGCTCGGCGTGGACGGCAAGCCAGAGTAGGTTAAATAATGCAACCCTACCGCAAACCCAACACCGAACGCCTACGCGACGCGGATATTGAGACGTTCGGCCTTATCCACGAGAAATCCGCCGAATTCGTACAGCAGATTTATGCCGAACTTGGGCGGCTTAACTTCCGCTACACCTTTGACAAGCAGGAAACACTACTCCAGGCCGTAAAAGACGTGATGCACGATTGCTGCATCCCGCGCGCGGAGGACGTGGAAGAGTATGTTGACGAGGCCGAGCGTGAACACGTCTGCGAGGCCGAGGATACGTGGTCCGATATGGCGCGCGAGGAACGCAAGGATAGGAGTTTGGGGCTGTGAAAATCCAAACCAATTACATCTTCCCGCCCATCCCTTCGCGTAACTGCGATTGGAGTGCGGTTGACAGTGAGACTTACGACGGCGTGGGTTGCCCGATTGGATTTGGATCGACTGAGCAGGAAGCCGTTGATGATTTGCTGGGGAAGATCGAAGATGAAAAGGTATTCGAACAATGACCGCCGCCACCATGATAGCCAGCATCTATGCCGATGAGGCGCTGGAAGAGGCCGAGGCGTTCGAGCGCGACCTGTCGATCGCTCGGATGCACGCGCCAGACGATTTCAGTCCGATGGAGCGCGCGGCTTTGGAACTGCTCATGCGCGCTGCTGTGGCGCGTGTGAAACTGCGGCGGGTTGCCGCTGGGATGGAAGTTAAGGAGGAAGTTTGATGTTTCAGATTAAAAACCGTTTTACCGGCGCAGTGATTTTTGAGTGCGAACTTTCCGCCGATGTCGCGGGCAAAGAATATCGTTTCCAGCTCGGCTTTGCCGTGAAGAAGGCAGTTGAAGCGGGCGCCAACCTCGCGGGCGCCTACCTCGTGGGCGCCAACCTCGCGAGCGCCAACCTCGTGGGCGCCAACCTCGCGGACGCCAACCTCGCGGACGCCAACCTCGTGGGCGCCAACCTCGCGGGCGCCAACCTCGCGGGCGCCTACCTCGTGGGCGCCAACCTCGCGGGCGCCTACCTCGCGGGCGCCTACCTCGCGGGCGCCTACCTCGCGAACGCCAAGTGGAGCGATGGCATCATTATCAATAAGCGCCCGCTGCAGCTTTACGGCCTTGATTATTCTGTGACGATCCTGGACGACCACATGCAGATCGGCTGTGAGCTGCACGTACTCTCTGAATGGCGCGATTTTGACGATAGACGTATCGCACAGATGGACGGCCTGCGATCGGCTAATTTTTGGAAGGCGCACAAGGATGCGCTGTTGTCGCTTGCCGCTTCGGCTGGTCGCGGCGTGGAAATTGCCTCTGGGATGGAAGACAACACATGACCTGGTGGCAATTCCTTGACGCCCATCCGTTGGTGTCCGGCGCTATCCTGGTCTCTATCCCCATGGCGCTGGACTGGCTGCTGCACGTCATCGCCGCGTCTATCCCCGCCGCGCGGTATGGCGTTTATGCCGGGCGTACGGTAACGGCGCTGGATAGGGCCGGGTGGTTTGTAGCGGCGTTGCTAGTTATGTGCGCGCCGGTTGTGGCTCTTTTGATCTTTAACTGACTGGAACAAGACAATGAAAATCGATTTGACGACGCCTGCTGGCATCCAAGCCGAACTGAAGCGGCTTGCCGCCATCCTTGGCGGCACATGCAACGTGTCTCTGAATTTCTGGAGCTATTGCGGAGAGCCCAGAATAAACGTTTGCTTGGACGTTGCGACAAGCTCATCAATCGCGAAGATTGAAGGCGGCACCTTCGCCGAAATGATCGACAAGGCCGAGGCGGCAATTCGCGCCTACGTCCCCGCGCAGAAAAACGCGATGATCCGCCGCATGGCCCTCGCCATCATCGAACTCACCGACGAGCATGCGGAATGCACCCGTACGATGCTGCGCAGCCAGGGGTTCATCCAGGGCGACATCGACGCGTACAGCGCCGGCGCTTGCGCCCGCGCCGGGGAGATGTGCGGCAACACGCCGTTTAGCGTGAAGGACAAATGACCGACGAAATCACCGCCTTGATCCACGAGATCGAGCGGCTACGCGACAAAATGCACGCCAAGAAACGCGCCTCTTGGGCGCCTGGCGATGAACCGAAAGGAGATGAGAAATGAAAATCGAATTTGACGAGGCTGGCGCATTGGCCGATTCGAAACCCCAAGCCGGTGAAAGGCTGGTGCTTACGGATGAGGCGCTTGCGGCGGAGCTGGTGAATGTTTTCAACGAATACGACAAAGGTCTTCCAGGCTCTCAATTCGGAAAGCTGTGGATTAAAACTGCCCGCCGCGCCCGCGAATTGTTGGCGCCCCAGTTTGCCGAGCAAGTCGCGGATGCCATGAGGCGCCTTGGTGATGACGTAGCCCACTGTAAGGAACGGGCTAGGAAAGCCGAGCAAGCGCTAAACTCCCTGCGCCGCGAAGGTGAATACCAGATGCGAAGCGTGGATGAATCTGATGATCCGTATGACAAAGGTCTTCGGCAAGGACTGCTGATCGCGCTCGACGCCGCAGGCTTCACCATCGTCCCCGCCCAGCCGCTTAAGGTAATCCGCCATGACTGAACTGAAAGACAAGCGGCTGGAGGCGGCGGCGGAGATTGTGTGCGTGTCAACCAATGAAGGGCAAATGCCTGATTTTTGGTTCAAGGATAACTTCTCGCGTCTTGCTGGCGAAACGCTCACCACCGCCCTGCGCGTAACCGGCGCAGATGAACTCGCCGATTTTCTTGCCGAGGCTCTGGCGCATTTTGAGAATGGGACAATCCCGCTTGATAGCATGATTGAGAATATGCAAGCCGCCCTCGCCCGCTACAAGGAGTTGAAGCCATGAATCCCAACATGACCCTCGCCCAACTCGCCGCGCTCCCGATGATCGAGCGAGAGACGATCTTACGCGAGATACGGGACAAAAATACGCGCCGCGTCGAGAAACGCAGCGCGGAGATTGTGGATTTGTCCGAGGTACGGGCGGCTAAGCGGCTATAGCTTGTTCGGCCAGCGCGATGTGGGCGGTGTCGATAACCCCGGCGCCGCCTGCGGTGTTATAAATATTTTTCCATGCGGTGACAATGCCAACCGCGTCACCAGCCGCAGGCAATGCCAGAGGACTGCGGATATAACGCACCCTAGCCATAAACGCCGCATAGCTCCAATTCCCAGCCATCTGCGTCGCACTCGGCACGCCGCCGCAAGCGAGCAACCGCCCAACGCGCGCCAGCTCTGGGTTGAACGCCAGGTAATTCGTCCAGCAGTCGTCGTGCGTGGCCGTCTCCATTTGGAACGGCCCAGTGCCGGGACCGCCTCCGATCTGCGCGATAAACTGGCCGCCGTTGCTCTCGGCCAGGAATGTGTAAGACAGAATATTACACGCCGCCCGGCTGTTCCACACGGACGGCAGCAGGTTAAGCATCGGCTGGATTATGCGGGATTTGAATTGTGTTAGGTTTACGGCGCTCATTTCCGGGCCTTATCTGCCATCGGTGATTCCGGCAACGGCATCCATCCTACAGGCGTCCGGATGGGGCGATGGTCCCAGCAGGCAACCCAGGCATCCAAATCCGTGTTGTAATGCGCAATCTCATACCCAAAGCCATAGGTCAGCACGGCCGTATCTTTCGGCGCGGTCTCGATTGGTTGCCACTGGCTATGTTCCTGTTGCGCCATCTGCGCCGTGATGCCGGCGCACTCGCCGGGATTGAAGCAGTCGCGCCCGATCTGGCCGCCGCAGCTTTGGCATGTGTGGCTCATTTGTGGACCTCTTCTGTCTTTGCGCGCCGGTCTATCTCCGCGACCAGGGCGGCATGGCTGGCTTTCACATCATACCGTGAGGCGCAGCAACTTGCATCGCTGCCAATTTCGGCCAATTCGTCATCCAACTCCCTCGGCATCAACACCGCGTCGGTCCTGGCGGCGAGATAGGCGGCGATGGCTTCCCCCAGAAACTCGCGGCTATAAGTGCTGATCAGGCGTCCGTGCGTGGCCATCGCCGCCGTGATTGCTTTGTCGTGGTCGGTCAGCATAGGGGGCACATACTCGGCCATCCGCTTTTCGGCGCATGGGCGGCAGGCGATTGCGCGCTTATCGGCGCCGAACGTCTGCTTATTGCACTGGCGGCATCTCACCATGTAGTCGCCCGGCGCGTAGCCGAACGGCCTCAGATCGGCGGTTTCGCTCATTTGATGGCTCCTTCTGTCATAGCCGCAATCGCGGCGCGTGCATGGGGTATCCATTCCGGCCACTCGGCATTAACACGCGCGTCGATGTCGTAGTGGCGCTGGGAATTTCCGTCGATTATGTCAAGTTCCACGCGGCAGATTGCCCGCGCGACACGCTCCTCGAGCCTCATTTTCTTTCCTTCCAATCAGAACACAGGTGCGACGGATCAACGGGCACAAAGCATCCGCCGCCGTCCTGCATCGTACATGTGCGGCTCTTCATGCCGGGCGCGATGAAAGCGCTATAGTGGCCGCAGTCAGCGCACGATCTGCCACCAGCGCGCAGGCCGTCCATGACCTCGCGCCATAAGTCTCCAGCTTTGCTCATGGTTTTGACTTCCTTTCTGTTTTCGGGCGCCCGAATACCGGTGTTCCCTTTGGTCCAAACAAACGGCGCTCCCAGCTTGCCACTAAACCGATGTCCATGCTTGGTGAGCGTAGCGCGCGAAGTCGTGCCAAAGGCTTGATTGAAAACCCGATCTTATGCAGGTTTTCGCCGTAGCGCATCACATAGATGTAATTAACTGGCACGGCGCTTTCCTTTCAATGCTTTCTTTATGATCTGCTCAAGCCACGATGAGAGCGAGCGACTATCATCACTCGCGGCCTCCGTCGCGTGGGCCTTAAGTTCTTCCGATACGCGAATGGTAATGCTGGTAAGTTTTGGTTTTGTCGGTGTTTTCGGCATGTCTTTTTATAGAAGAATGTAAGACAAGCGTCAACAAAAAGATTGACAGATTGTATTCGGCATAGTTAAAAGGCTTATCGACACAAACTGGAGACGCGATGATGAGCAAGAAAACCAAAAACGCTTCGCGCGGTGAGCCCAAGAACTGCATCGTCTGTTTAAATGTGGTTGACCGCACTGTCGCGTACCGCAACATCACGACGTATTGGGCCGGGCCGAGTGATTGCCTGCAATCGTTCAGCTTTTGGCTCGGCGCGGAAGGTGCCGCAGAGTGACGGCGTACTACAACGAGATTGAGCCGTTCGCGGTTCAATGGCTGCGAAATCTGATTGCAGCCGGGCTTATCGCTCCTGGGGATGTTGATGACCGATCTATTTGCGACGTTCGATCTGCCGACCTTGAAGGCTACGTGCAATGCCATTTCTTCGCCGGCATCGGCATCTGGTCGCACGCGCTACGCGAGGCAGGGTGGCCAGATAGCCGACCTATTTGGACTGGAAGCTGCCCATGCCAGCCGTTCAGCGGGGCAAACCCAGACGCCGCTGGAATCGCTGACGACCGCCATTTGTGGCCGGATTGGTGGCGTCTCATCAAAGAGTGTGGACCTCACGCGATCTTTGGCGAGCAAGTTGATAGCCCGGCAGCAAGGGTGTGGTTCGACGCTGTATCGACAGACCTGGAAGGTGGAAGCTACGCCTGCGGGTCGGTCGTACTCAATTCTGCGGGCTTCGGCGCCCCAAACATCCGCCACCGCCGATTCTGGGTTGCCTACGCCGACCGTCAAAGGCAAGAGCGGCGGGGCGACGATAGACCCGCAGAAGGTTCTAGCCCGCGCTCTGGGTGGTCATGCGAACGATCTCCAAGACTTCGTCCAGCTAGTGACGGGGTGGGCCACCCCATCCGCGAGGGACTGGCGGACCCCGAACCACAAAGCCTTTGCGGAACGCGGTGGAGCGAAGAAGGGCGAGCAGTTGAACAATCAGGTGGCCCACACGATCCCTGGCGCGAGCTTGAATGGCTCGACTGCCTCGACGGGAAGAAGCGGCCTACTCAACCCGGCCTTTACCCTGTGGCTCCAAGGAATACCGGCGACGTGGGCATCATCCGCGGTGCTGGTAACGCCATAAATGCTGTCGTCGCGCGCGAGTTCATCGCGGCTGCGATGGAGTGCCTGCCCTGAGTCCAACAACTGCCCCTCACACCCACCAAAACCACAACGCCCACCAAGCCGCCCAGGGATCATCCTGGCGCGGCTTGAACTGCGCTGCGAAGCTAAGCCGCGTCAGCTTGGTCTCGCGCTCTATGACTATCCGGCGCATCATTCAGGTCCTCCACCACGTCAGCTAAGTGCAGCAGGTTGTGCGCAAAAACGCGCGCCTCGTCCGGAGTGAGATCGTCCAGTTTCGCCTCGCTTAGGCCGTACACGCAGACCGCGCCGGAGCCGTCAACGCCAGCCCAGAGCATTATTCGTCCCCATGTATCGTCTCAAACGCGATGTCGATCAAACCGCGCCTCACGGCCCAGAGCGATGGCGTTGACCCAATTTCAACACCGTTCTCAGTCTCGTAAATAAATACAATCGCGCCGGATGTTTCTGCCAGCACGCGCTCGAACGTCGCACGGGATGCGTCTTCGAATGTCTGGCCCGGCTTGTCGCTGTTTTTGATGATGCGGAGTTGGGGCATTATGACACCTCAAACATGCGGGGACACACTATGTGGCGAGCGACCTCGCCGTGTTCGCGGTGCAGGATTATGCTCTGCATGCCGCGCTTAGAGCGATAACCCTGCCCAGCGGCGTACGCATCGACGGGAGGCAGAACACGAAAGCTCTCAACCGTACATCCGCGATAGTCCTTTAGCTGCTGGTGGTGCACGTGTCCGGTCCACCAGACCCGGTGGCGAGTGCGCCCCCATGCTTCTGGCCGGTCAGCCGCCATGATGCCTTCCAGCTGGTCCAGCTTCGCCCCGTGTCCGTGGTGCGTTCCAACCAGGTTCGCGCCCCATTCGAAATAATGATAATGCGACGGCGACATATCGACCGTCACTCGTGGCTCATTCTCGTACTGGACCGAGAGCAGCAGGCGCAGGAAAACGGTGCTATGGGGGTCGTGATTTCCGTTCTCTACAATGACGTGCACACGCTCATGCCGCCCCAGAGCCGCAGCAACGAGGTGGCGCAGGGCGTGTACCGCAGATGCCGCCATCTTTTGCGCCCGGCCATCTGAATCCAGCAGGTTGCGATGTGCCGGCGTCACGGCCTCGGTCGAGTCATAATGCAAAAAGTCACCCAAAACCGCCACTATCGCAGTGTGGCTAGGTGGCGCGGCGGAAACTAGATGGTTCATCGCATCGGCCAGCAACCGTTCGGCGATGGCGATGTCGTAATTTGCGCCAGTTTCCGCCGCCCAGGCATACATGCCCATGTGGTGATCGCCCACCGGATAACATGTGCACAGATCGGCGTTGACGTGTGCGGGCACTTCGGATGGCGTAACGCGCGGGGTAGGCCTTGCCATTTCCTCCGCGAGCGCTTGCCAGAGCTTTTCGCGCTCTGCCTCTTTTGGCTTTTCAGTCACCCACTGTTGAGCAACACGGCCTTCGCTGTCATAATTTGTGGATATGCTGGTGATGACTTTAGGGTCCGGCATATGGATCGCATCTTCTGCGTCCATCCGGTCTCGACGCCGCTTATCCCAATATTGCTTTAGAGTTCCGTCGGCAGTTCTAAGTTCTGACCGGCGATCGGTAACCAGCCTTGCGTGAGGTAAAAAACCCCTCGTCTCCATAGCGTGCTTCCGGCTTCTTAATGCCCCCCGGCTAATCCCCAAAGCCCGCGCCGCGCCTCGCTCTCCGTATTTTTCAATAGCATCGCAGGTCTCACGGCATCGGGCCAAAATCTGGTCTTCTGTCTCAGCCATGAGGGCTCCTTAAAGATTACTACACCACGCCATCAGCCTCAGTATGATCAGCCGGATGCGCCAGTTCAGGGTTTTTTTCGAGGATGAACGCATAGACCGCCTCCTGCATGTTGAGCATGTATTTCTGTTGCTGGCGTGAAATCTCTTCTTGGCGGTTTTGGGAAATCATAATCAGCGGCGCTTGCACGCCCGCCAGCCAGGAAAACACGAGATTTAACAGTATCCATGGAAACGGATCAAACGCACGATCGCGGAGAAAAAAATTAAGCGCCATCCAAGACGCCACGAATACGTTAAACCCGATCAAAAACGCCCATGAGCCAATACGAGCGGCGGCGAAATCAGCAGCCCGTTGTCCTAATGTCAGTGAAGCGGCCATAGATCATGACCAAACTGCATAGCGGCTATCATAAGAGCCAAGAGCGCCAACAATACGCCGAGCCAGACAGGGATAGCGTTCAGCGCATCTTTTACAGTGCCGTCCAGCTTCGTCTCGATGCGGGTAAGACTAGCGCGGCTTTCGACGATGTTGTTTTTTAATTGCTCTAAAATGATGCTGTGCCTGGATATGACCTCTTCATGGTCATCCAGCCGGTCATCGTGATCGTTAAGCCTCTCGGCGTGCTCTTTAACGATAGCGTGCAAATCAACTTCGGACATATAGGCATCCCATAAAACGTTATCTCTGTGCAGTTGTGGCGGCGATACACCAGTACCGCCGCCACGGGCTTTTCAGCCCTCCGGGAACCGCAACCCGGATTAGAGGCTCTTGAAGAACGCCACGATGTCGGCGAGCAGAGCAGAGAGAGCCGACACATGGGCGGCGGCGGTCGGATGGGACTGCACGATCGGGGTCTTGGCGAGCGCCGCCACACCAGCCGCCACGTCGTCCAGGGCGGTGTGGTGCGGCAGATTGCCCTCGACGGCGTTGGCGACGGTCTCGGCAGCGGTCAGCGCGCCCTCGGCGGTGGCAACTGCAGCAGCCGAGCCGGGCGCGATGGCGGTGGCGACAGCTCCGGCGACGGGCGCGATCTCGTTAACGATGCCTTCGACGGTGGCGGTAGTGTTTTCGACGGTCATGACTGATTTCCTTGCGGTGCGGTTAAAGACGTACCGCCTGCACCAGTGGCGGTATTCTGGATATGAGATGCGACGAGATAATGCGCGGCCATGGTGAACAGGCCGGTAAACGCTAGCGCCACGTCGTCCGGAACGACGATACCGCGCAGAGACAGCAGCCAGACAAGCACCGTAGCCAGCATTGTGCTGGCTCCAGACGTCCCGACTACGGTTCCGGTGGTGGCGTTCATGTGCACAATCCTACATGGATAGTGTGTAATTCGGCAAGGGGTTCCTGTAGGTCAATGCCCCACACACGGACCGATCTGGATAGCATCACCTACCGTAGGGGCGGTCAGTGCCCCAGTGGTACGGAGGTAGCTTTTAAAGGTGATGCTAGTTGATGTTTGACCACTTTGGACAATATCAATCGTATTGGTTGTCTGATCGTAGGCCGAACAATCCCATCCGTTAGTCGCGGCTGGCATTGTGAAGGTTGCCGTAGAGCCGGAACTTGATCCAACGGTATCGACAAACGCCACATCACCGTTAGCCTGGGAGATCGCATCGCCAGTTCCGAAGCCGGACGAGATCGTAGACGCCGTTTCGCTCATGGTTTTCTTGCCGTTGAGGTAGAAATCGGAAGCTTGATTGGTTGTGCCGGTGCCTTCAAAAGTGCCGGATGGGGAGCCAACCTCCAAGCCCGCATTGGCGATTAGGGCTTGCGTCTCTCCTTTAATCGTCACGGCAGTGTTTGCGGTAGCCTGCGTCGTACCGGACGATCCCGGGTTGGTGCCGGTTTTTATCACAATGTCACCGTCAATGCCGGTGCCTGTAGCGAGCGATCCGATTAGATATAATGATCCGCCGTTGATATTTGTACCAGACGCAGCCTGCGCCTGCACCTGCCCATTTCCCGGCGTTGATCCAGAAGCGGGTGATCCTAATAAAAGCGTATTTGACAACGAATTACTGCCAGTTCCGCCGATAGAAACGGACTGAACGCCAGAGTTATACAGCGTTAAAACGCCATTATCGTTTGTGGACGAATGGCCCTGGATTGCTGCAATCGTGTTCGTCCCGTTGCTTACGGTAATTCCTCGATATTGAGTCGAGGCTGTGACTTGGACATTGTTGCTGCCGGCATTAATTCCGCCGCCCAGCTGAACCGCCCCTGCGAAGCTGGCTGTGCTTCCAAACGTAGAATCACCAACGAAACTCGTTGTGCCGTTAAACGTCGCTCCATTTGCAACGGCCAGCGCACCATTAACCGTCCAGCCTGAGCCGGAAGACGGAAATTCTAGCGTATTTAGTAGCGATAAGTTGTTGGTGACATAAGCCCCGCCAGATCCTCCAGAGAAATTACACGAGACGCAAAAAACATTATTTGTCGTGGAGTTCGTGAAATTGACGTTATATTTCTCTTGGTTGCTGGAATTTTGCCCGTAAGGAGCAATGAACGATGCACCAAGCAGGTTTATGACTGCTCCGCTGCCACCCTTTACCTCGATAGCTGAATAGGTATTAGGAGCGGTGTACGAGTTATTCCCAAACACAACATTCCCATTAAAAGAGATCACGGAAAGATTGCTGCCGCTTGATTGGTTGGCGACGAGCAGTCCATCTTGATCGTTCAGGTTGAACTCGTTGTGGCCGTCGAAAGTTACCGCTTCATGCCCGTACAATTCAACGCCATTTGCGTGATTGTCAAACGAGTTTATGTTATTCAGATAAAATTGACCGTCACCGGAGCTTAAGATGCCGTTGCTGGTATTGCCGTCAATATTGGCCCCTATGAGTATCCAATCCTCGTCGGAATTACTGGAAAGGCCGTTGCCTCCGTTTGCGCGCAGGTACACGACACTCGCGCGCACAAATCCGACGAACCCATGTCCGTTTATACCGTCGGCCGGCATATTGTCCACGCTGATGCGGTCGAGATATACAAAAGTGTTCGTGCCGCCGCTTGGGAAGGATAGGCCGTAAGCACCCGTCTCACTAACTGCCGACTGACCATCAACGCTGGTGAGATATAGATCAGAATAATACACCTCGGGCGCTGTCGCGTATGGCCCCGTTGTGCTAGTGATCAGTGTCGTGAGGATCGGAGCATTGACGCCGCTTTTCAGAACAAGCGTGGTTGCAATCGCAGAAGCGCCGGTTATCCTGATACTACCATTTACCGTTTGCGCCCCAGTGAGGATTTCACCAGCAGGCAGTGTCAGGTGTCGTGCGGCACCCTGGACGGCGCTTCCTTCCGCGAACGAGATAGCATTCGCCAGCGCCGTCGTGTTTTCGGTCCCGGTCGTCCCATTATAATCCGCTACCACACCCCAAATGCGCGCGTCGTAGCTATTCTGCGGCGTCAAAACCCAGCAGTGTCCAGAGGTATTGGAGGGGATTTGCGATCCGCCATCACCCGCGCCAGCATTCAGCGAGCATGCCGAGTTTTGCAGCGAATACTCGACAGGCGGCATATCTCCATCAGCATAATATCCAGTATCCTGCACAATGGTTCCGGCGCTAAATCCCGTCAGTGGGAGAGCCTTTAGCGCCGCGTCGGTAGGGACAACAGCGATGATTTTTCCGCTGTTTGATGTGATATTTCCGGTGGTCGTGATGTTGTTATATGTCGGGCTGGCATAATTGGCGGCGAGCGCCGGAGTTGCAAGAAGCCAAATAGCTGCGATGAGTTTTTTCATTATTGAACCTGCACATAATAATTGGCATTAGCTAGGGCGCTCCCGGTAATCACCATCGTTGTGGTTCCGAGGCTGCTTACATAGGCGAGCGTTGTGCCCTGCGCTGCGGCGGCGGCGTTGTGCGCGGTAAGTTGTGCCTCTCGCGGCGCTGTCACAAAGCCAGAATTGGCAAAAGTAATCGTGCAGGTAGTTGTGGCGGCAGAGCCGATATCAACTTCAAAGCCCTGATTGTTACCATTTGCTGCGATACTGCCATTGGTGCCTGTGCCGCATGCGCCGCTGGATATGGTAGGCGTACCGGCGCCGCCGATGCGCCAGTTTTGGTTTGCGTCAATCACACCAGCTGAGGTTGCGCTAGTTTGAAATCCTAATGTGTGACTTGATGGCCTGTTAATACCAGCATCAACGGAATTATTTCCGGTAGCCTGTACGCTATTTCCGAGTATGTTACCTGAAGCAACCAAATTGCTTGTAGTATCAATGGCTCCAGTTGCATAAATGGAATAGCTGCTTGTTTCCGTTACATTCGTTCCGTTGGCAGGACTTCCTACATACAAACACGCCGCATTCGTGATCGTCTCGCTGCTCGACGCCGCAAACGTGCAGTTATTAATCGTCTCCGCCGCGCGCAGTGCAATCGTTCCGCTGCCCGTGGTATCCGTGAGCGTGGTGGCCGGGACATTGAACATCGGGCTTGTGGTGGACCAGTTAGCGGCGGAGACGTTGGAGCCAAGATTGACCGAGGCAAACTGCGCCGCGCCACACTCCGTAGGAGACACCAGCCAGGGCGTAGAGCCATCCGTATATGTCAGAGTGGCGCAGCTATTCCCGCTGCCCTGGGGGATAACCACGCTGCCGTTGCCGTTGCAGGCGTCAGAGCCGTTGCTGATGCAAACGCTCTCGGTATAGTTGCCCGTGGTATTGTTGATGAGCAGGAAGATGCCGGAATAGCCAAGCACCGCACCGTTAGAGGCGATGACCTGGAGGTTGGAAGTAAGCGTGCCGGATATATTGTAGATAATCGGCGCTTCGATAGCCGCCATTGCGGTAATGTCGAGGCCGCTCGTATTGCCGGTGCCGCCATTGAGGATTTTGACCGACGTGATCGCGGTCCCGGAAACCCCCGTGACCATGATATAGTTGTCATAGTTGCCTCGCGGTATATACAGCACGTCGCCGACTTTGTAGCCGGAGCCGCCCGCGTATACGGAATCGATGGACGTAATAACGCCGCCTGTCGCGGTGAAGCTGAACGCCGCCCCGGTGCCGACGGAGGCAAAGCTCAGCGTCCCGCCTGTCACGCCGGAGAGGTACACGGTAGAGCGCGTGACGGCGAATAGGGACTGCACAAACTGATCGGTGGCAATGCGGACGGTATTATCCACAGGCGGCTGCGTCACGGCGTTGCTGGCACTGCCCGTGATGTTCGTGGTGCCGTTCAGAGTGATGTTGTTGCCGGTGCCGCCATTGGCTGCGATGCCGGGAGTTGGACCAGGGCCGAAGCCGCCAGCGTTCTGAACTTGCGCGAAGGTAGGGGCGCACAACAGCAGAAATAATGTGGTGAATAGCTTTTTCATTACTGCAACCCTTCCCCGCTAAACGGATGCGTTGCATCAGACGATACAACCGAGACCGCATTTGCATTGGCCGGGATATTAAATACCTGCCCCGGAGAAATCGCATTGTTGCTGCCGATGCATGCACCGCTGGAGAAAGCCGCTGTGGTGATCGTATTCACACAGATGACGGTTGTCGCCGTTGGCGGATTTTGTATCCACCCGCCGGCAGATCGATGCCCGGCACTTAAAGCCGCAACAGCAACATTTGCTGATGTGGTTGTAGCAATATCGAGAGGTACTTCAGTATATGTGCCGGGCTTGATGTAAGATGGCGATGACGGGGAGCCGCCTCCACTACCAACGCAAGGCGTCCACGGACCTGCGGCGGATGACGCGCACCACGTTGATACGGGATTAGGCGTGGATTGCGCATGTGCGACAATAGGCGCAAACAGAAGAAATACAGCGATCCATAAACTACGCATTGTCTTTTCCTATCAGCGCCACGCTATCTTGCGCCAGCTTTGCGACCGATTGATCTATGCGCTTATCCAGTACCTGCCCTACACCGTTTAGCGCTTCGACTAAAGCGTTTCGTGTGCTTTCTATGGCCGCAGCAGGGCGATTGCTCGCGGCCAGCACGTGACCGAGAAATTTAGGCAGCGCCGCGATGCCGCATTCCTTCGTGATACGAGTTTCGCCGCTTGCATTGGTTTCTGTGTATTCCCACCACCAAGGGCATCCATCAGGCCCGTTATTTTTGGGGCATTTCTTGCAGTTATTTGCGTTTCGATATGCCATGATTTCTCCTAGCTTTTCTGGCAAACGATGGCGTTCACGAAACTTGGCCTCCAAGTGCCGTCATTATAAACGCCGTGATTGTGAGTTCCGCCGCCGCCAGTATTATCTGTCGTAAATGTCCCTGTGTTTTCACCTGGAGCAAGGCTTCCGCCAGCCGCTACATGCCCATTGATATTAAGTTCAATCGTATGATTATGCGATGGAATTTGCGCGATCGTCAGCGCGATTGGATTGTCGTTAAACCCGCTCACGGTCCAAGAGCCGCCCGTCGCGCCACCTGTCCCAGTGTTATTAACCACACGGATAACCTGGTCGTTGAACGTATTGATCTGAACCCATCCCGTAGGGGCGCTAGCCTGCAAGAACGAACCCATGATGGTGCCAGATGGGATAGAATTTACGGGAGCGCCGCCAACTTGGTATATATTCGTGCCGTCGGTCCAGAAAACGCCAGCAGTTCCTTGGAGCAGAACAACACTAGCCCCGCCGCCAGCGGCAGACAAAGTTGTCGTATATGTCCCTGTGGTTTGGTTGGACGCGAAGAAAAATGTGGCAGTGCCAGGGAATATGATTGTTGCGTTCGACGTGAGGGCGCCGGTAATTGGGAAATATAAATTAGCGCCCTGTGCCGTCGTGAGCGTCGTAGTTCCGCCAGTCGTGGTTATAATATTCTGGGCAGAGATATTGCTATCAATCGCGCTAAAATTCGCGTTGATAACCGGCCCCCATGAGTTTACGTCATCGCCGGTTCCGGGAAGGGAGTAGTTTCGGTTTGGGGTGAATGTGGTGGTCATTGGTTCTGGCCTTGCGGTTGAGCTTGGTGGGCGAGAATAATCTTAGCCATTGAGCGCGTAAACTGCTTAATGGCGCTGGGCTTATCCGAATACTTCCGCAACACGGCGGCAGTTGCTTCCGGGCTTGTTAATGTTTTGGCCAGAAATCTTTGCGCGGCTTGTACACGATTTGTCGAGAAGTTTCTGAGAATGCTGTCGAACACGCCAACGGCAGCGCGGACAGGAAACGGCGCGGCTTCGCCAACGCCAACCATTGCCTCAAGCGGATTGATGCTATGAAGGATGCTTCCAAGCCAAGTTGTAGGGCGCTGCAATTCTTCCTTAGCTGCACCATAGAAAGCGGTTGGGCTCCCGGCTTTAGCGGCGCGTGCCAAAGCGTAGCTATTCGTCGCGCGCTCATCCTCGAGCACTCGACGTAATGCTATCTCCGCTTGCGGTCCTAGGACAATCCCCATGTTTTGGCGCTGCTTAGGATCGCGCAAGATCGCCTCAAGAGACGCAATCCGCGCGTCTGGCTTGTCGCCGCTCTTAACTAAACGGTCAACAAGATTGTTCGCCGCAGCAGCTCGAGCGCCGGCTATCGCGGCGGGATTTTTCTGTATTGTCGCCATAAATTTCCGGGCATCGCTTGGCGAGCCCCCCATCACGGTCTTCATGGCGACTTCAGGATCGTCTCCGTTCAGTATCCCTTGGATAGCGCGATGGTTATACTGTTCAAGCCCCGCTTCTCGTGCGGCAGTTGCCTTCTCCACCATATCCTGTGCGCCTTTGATGTTGCGCACTTTCTGCGCCACTTCTGGGAACACGGAAAGCATCCCTGAATGGTTTTCCATCCATCGGTTGAGCGCGTTCTGATCGACGTTAACGCCATCCTTCACTGCGGCATTTCGCAGGCTTAGCGCCATCGCCTGTCCGTATGCGTCCAGTACGCTAGGCTTGTCGGCTGCGATGCTCTTTATGAGTTTCGCCGCTTGCCTAGATTTGTCGCCACCAGGCAGCGCAGCTTTAATGACCGCCTCATCCGGCATACGGAAATCTCCGCCCGGATCGGTTGCTAGAATTGGCGATATGTACTTGTTCCAATACAGCCCCATGCGCTGGGCATGAGACTTCAAAGCCTCGCGATAGTTGTCAACGTCCTCTTGTGACCACTCTGGGTTTATGCTGCCTTCGGCCCCTCTTTGCGCCATTCCGCCAGCGCCCGGAGCGTTCGGAAGTCCTGTCGGCTGCGCGCCCATTGTTCCAGGTGCTGCGCCAACTCGGCCTGCTCCGCTAGGCTGTCCGTATGTTGCAAGATTACCCTGCGGAGTTCCAGTAGATCCTTGTCCAGAGATTGCGGCTTGTCGTTCATCTTGTGTCTTTGCCTGCTTCCACAAACGCGCCTGTTCCGCCAGAGGCGCTTGATAAACGTCCGGATTTTGTTCGACGTGTCGGTCAATTGCCGTGTTGATCGCGTCGTCAGTAGCACGCTTCAGCCCCTGAAGTCGCGCAGTTGAAGCGGTAGAGCGTCCAGTTTTTGGGTCTATAGAGCTAGTTACGGCGTCGTTCAGTTCCGCTCGGAATCCATTAACTTTTTTCCACGTCACGCCATCGGATTGGCCCATTTCCTGGGCGCGCTGGTAGATATTCTTCTCATCTCCAGAGACGTTTTGTAGGCCTGCCTCTTCAATATTCTTCTGAATTGCGCCCGTGGCATCAGCCATTGGCGCCATATTCAGAACTGGATTTCGCTCATCCAAAGCCTTGTAAAGCCTGGACGTGGCGATCTGCCTTGTCTGATCTCCAGCACTAATAGGCGCTCGCAATGCCGCGCCAGCCTGGTAAGCCTCAGGAGCATTGGCAACCGATGCCAGAGCGGGTTGTTTTGCGCCAGGCGTTGCCATTAGCGGCTCATTGATTCCAGCAGCGCGCGATTGCTCTGCAACCGCTATCGGAGACGCCAAGTTCTGTTCATCCGTGGCGCGGGCTTGTGTCAGATATTCGCTAAGATTGCTAGGCGTTCCCGGTGTTGGCGCTACGCCGGAAATACGCGCCGCCTCGGCCTGTTCGGGTGTAAATTGCGCGCCTTGGATATGCGCAGAACGCGCTGCACCTTGCGCCGCCTGCGCCTCTTGCAGATAAACGCCTTGTCCGCTCTCTGTCAGAGCCGTCTCTAGTCTTGCCAATTCAGGACTGCGAGCGGCTTGCGCGGCAGTAGGCATGGAGCCAGGAACGATTGGCTGCGTCCCACGCGCCGCTTCCACTTGTTGGCCTATATTCTCACCGCCAAACTGGCGTATTTTGCTGGCCGCATAGCGCTCCTGCATACCTTGCGTGACCGGAGCGATCTCAGAAAGCCCCTGGGCTCCCAAACCAGCCTTGGATGCCAGCGCACCAGCGCCAGCCGCACCGAAGCCGCCGACTAGGCTGCCCCAGAACTCGCCGGCTTGCCGAGGCGCGCCAACGGCACTCGCCAAAGCACCTCCAGCTATTGACCCTAAGCCACTAGCTGCGCCAGTCGCTGCAGCCTTGGCGCCACGTACAAGCAATCCCGCCTCAGCTTCCGGCGCCAAAGCCATAGGCAGCATTTGCCCGATGCCTTGACCAACGTAGTCCATCGGTCCTTTTTGTGTGGTTCCTTGAATAAACGGTGTTACGCCCGGAATGTTAGCTTCCGGCACCGGAGTTAGGGGCGTGGAATTTGGCGTAAATCCGTACCTTACATTAGCCCCGCGAGAAGCATATTCTTTCTGTCCAGCAGAAGTCGGCAATGTCGGCTGATATTCAGGATTAAAAGTGCGTTCATAAAACGTCTTGCCGACATCCGCGATTTCCTGCGGAACTCCAAGAACTCCAGCAGCCACGTTGCGAAAAAATCCACCCCGTTGCGGCGGTCCTGTTGGTTGCTGATCATCTGGGGCAGACGTCCCCGGTAACGGCTGCGCGGCCTTCTGGAATTGCCCCATGACCGACGAAATCGGCGCACCTTGTTGCTGTGGCTGCGGGGCATTAAATAGTTGTTGCGGCGTCTGTGCAGGCGTATTTCCGCCAGGAAGTGGCGTGGCTACCTGGCTAAATTGCGACAAGACGGACTGGTCGAGTGGCATTTATTGTCCGCTCATGGGTTGGAAGCTCTGCCCATTCCATATAGCATAATTGCCGTTCGCTTGGTAAGCGAAACCAGGCTTCAACGCGGCAACATTGTCAGGTAACGCCAATGGCGTAACGTGCGATGCCCACATTGCGGGCGGATATTGCTGGTTGAAGGCGCCGATAGCCTGCGCGTAAGTCATCGTATTTTGAGACACTGCAGCATTAACATAGTTGCCGAGCGCCATGGTTCGCTGGCTCATGGTATTGTAAACTTGCACTAGTTTCGGGATGCCTGACACGGTGTTTGCGGACGTCGGAACAGCCGGCCCCATCATACGTAGCGTTTCAGCGCCACCTACGTCAGACCCCATGCGCCCGATAGTGGCCAACAGGTTTGCGGAGAGCTTCGGCAGAACTTGGCTTGCGTCAGAGCTTGCGGTGATTGACTGGTCAATCGGCAATCCAAAAGCGCTAGAAATATCCTCATAAGCCTGAACCGCATGAGCGACGAACTGCCCCGTCACCGGTCCGGTATGAATTTGAGCCGCCTCTGCCGCCAGTTCATCCATGTTCTGCATCTGCTGCGCGGCTGCGTTGCCCTGTTTCTGCAACTCGACGGCGCCCTGACGGTTCATCAGAGGTTCCATGCGAGAATAAAAAGACTGTGCCGCAGTGTTTAGCTGCGGGACAATGCTCATCTGTTGAGCCTTCTGGTACGCCTGTGCAAGCGGCAGCGTCCCGTTGCCGATCGGAGACGGCGCAGACGTGTCGATCGTCGCCGCGCCAACCGGAGGCATGCCCGTTGCGGATTGCGCGAATTGCGGCGTAGCGGCAACATATGGCTGTTGCGGAGCTTGCGGGGCAGGCCCTACCGCGCCCGTTGTCGTTTGCGGCGCAGGAGCAGGCGCGGCAGGCTGTGGCGTAACAACCGGTGCAGGAGTGGCCGGCGTGACATTGCCGCCCTGAACAATGCCAGGAGGCATCTGCGGTCCCTGGACAGGCGGATTGTAGCCAAGAGAGCCGCTCTGATTTGTGACGGCGTTGATAAGGTTCTGTGCTTCCGCTGCAACCTGAGCCTGAGTGTAATTAGGATTTGCGTTGATAATCGTTTGCTCGAGATTGGCGCGGATTTGCTGCTCATTCTGTCCAGCCTGCACGCCCTGCAAAACTTGCCCAAGGCCACGCTGCTGCAATTCTGCTTGGTTCTGCTGGATATTCGCAAGCAACCCAGCATTGGCGCGCTCTTGGCCCTGCGTGCTTTGCAGATATTGCAGCCCCGCCAGACCACCAGCACCGATGTTCACCCCCGCAAACGGCGATGTTCCGGCCATAGTGGCAAGCCCAGCCTGTGCCAGCGCCATCCACGGCGAATTAGCAAACTTGTCAACCTCAGTCTGTTGCGGCTGCGTCAAGTTGTATTGAGCGTTTCCAGCCTGTTGCTGATATGTGGCAAGCCCCTGATCTCCACCGATGGGAGGCAGTGGACTTGTGTCCGTCGCGGTCTGGTTCCCACCGTAGTTCGGCTGCTGGGCGGTGTTTTGAGCAACTTTCGCGCCAACTTCGGCATAACGGCTGGCAATGACTTGTCCGACTGTCTTGCCTTCCAGATCGGGATTTGCCGTAATGTCCTCTTTCGGCAGCACGTTTTCAACTGGTGTATTCGGATCAGCAGTCAGCAATGCCTTGGCCCCGCCTGCACCGAAATTGTGGGCGAGGTAAACAGTTCCGTCATTGGCAGGCAGATTATTTGCCGTGAGATATGCGGCGTTTTTCTTGGCAAGCTCCGCAGTTAGATCGTTGGATACAGCGGGCTGCTGGACCATCTTCTGCACCTGCTGGTCACTTAGTCCAGCCAAACTGGGGGCGAGCGCTTTAGCAGTCGGGACGGTAATCTGCCCCAAGCCGGAAGCTGTAGAGGTCGAGCTAGTCGCGGCAGGATTTCCGCCGCTCTCGATGTGGTTTACGCGGGCAACGTAGTCTGGCGACACGCCCGGAATTGGCGTTGCAGTAACTGGGGCTGGCGTGGCAGTGCTGCCCAAATCTTGCGGCGTATTCGCTACATCGCCACCCACGTCATAGCCAGCGCGACCGCCAGACTTCATGCCCGATGCATTAACCCCCCAAGACTTGAGTAGCGCCGCCAAACCGGGAGATACCGTGGTTGCGGGTGTTGCTGATGCAGTCGTCGCGTTCACTCCCGGCGCACGGTTGCCAGCGGACGGATTGGCGCCGGTAAGGCTCTGTATGTATGCCGCGTATGGGTCTTGCGAGCCGGTGTAACTGGCCGCAAAATTCTGCGCAGCTTGTCCGCCGAGTGCTGGCAGTTGTCCCGTGCCCGGCGCAGCGCCTTGAGGAGCCGCCAGCATCGGCGCAGATGGCATCTGCACATTGCCCCAAGACGTGGGTTGCGTTCCCGCCGTGCTTGTCGGCTGCGGGGCCGTTTGTGCGGGGCCAGTGCCTACATATTGCGGCGTAGGCAGCGCGCCTAGACTTCCACCGCCAGCCTTTGCAGCACGTCCGCCATGAGCATGGCCAGCCATAGAGGCGAGCGTTTGTTCCTCGGCTTGTTCCTCTTGCAGCGGGCTTTCTTGCTGCTGTTGCTGCTGCTGCCCTACTTCCGGCGCGCGGCCTGTTGATATCATTGGCGACAGGAATTGGTAGTTCTCAATCTGCTGCCCCTCTGTCATGGTCGGGTTAGACAGAGACGCGGTAAGGCCAGACAAGCCGCCCGTGGAAGGCGTATTGCCCGATTGACCGCCAGATGCGCGACCTACACGACCTCCTGATTTTTGGCCTCCTTGATGAGCAACCATGGCTGCATCGCTGGTCCCGCCTCCTATGCCTCCCCCCATCGTCGGGCCGTATGCTCCATTGATGTAATTTTTTGCGCCTTCATATAGGCTTCCCAAATCTGTCACTTGTTGCTTCGACAAACCGGAAGATTGATCTACATTTTTGTTCGGATCGTACCCTTGCGGAGCCTGCGGACCAGCAAAGTGTGTAGCGCCAGCCGTGCCAGCGCTTGATACATATCCAACAGGATGGGACATCCCAGTTAGGTCTTGAGCCTGTATGCCGCCAATTTGGTACGGGATACCGCCGCCGCCATCGTAGCCAATGCGTCCGCCATCGGCTTTCATCTCAACATTTTTATTGGGGTTATACGGCGGTGGAGCTTGCGGACCAGAGAAATGCGTAGGGCCAACAAATCCACCATCGTCATAGCCAATACGTCCGCCAAACGCTTTAGCCTCAACGTTTTTATTTGGATCATAGGGCGGAGGCGCTTCTGGCCCTGCGAATTGAGTAGGCCCGACAAACCCGCCGCTGTCATATCCATCCAAGCCGCCGAGATCATTATTAATCCGTCCACCGACTTTGGAGCCGCGCGCAGCGCCGACGATACCAGCAACGCCAGTCAAACCACCCACAATCTGCGAGAACGTAGACGGCGCCGGAATTGTCGTGGACGATGTCCCACCGTACAGCCCCGCCAGTGTACCCGCCGTATTCGTGAGATACTGGCCAGTCTGAAACGGGTATTGCTGCGCTCCAAGCCACTGCGAATAGGCTTGGTTCAGGATGTTCTGTTGCTGTTGCTGCTCGATGCCGCCCGTCTGGATTTGAGCGTTCGCGCCGGTAAGCGCCGCTGTCTGCGCCTCAGTACCAAGGTTGGCGTATTCGTAAGCGCCCTGTAGCTGCTGCGCGTTCTGTGTCTGCGCGGCCTGCAACGCGGTATTGTATCCGCCCTGATACAGTCCTGATAAAGTCTGATTTTCCGCCATTGCCTGCTGGTTGGCGAGCGCCGCCTGTGCGATGCCCACGCGGTTGCCGCCGAGGGCGCCAAGTGCCGCTGCGTTGCCTTGTAGCTGGTTCTGTTGAATGGCGTTGTTTTGGTTAATCTCGGCGGCGGTTGTACCAACGACATCCCCGATATACGGGTTCATGTACTGATTGATCTGAGACGCGCCAATTGGTTGGGAAGCGGAGCTGGTTAGCTGAGACGCTGCATTGATATACGGATTTGCAATACCCTGAGACTGCGCGACGGTATTAAACGCCTGCATCTGGTCGGGGTTGAGATTGGCGACAAGCTGGCCTGGGTAATATTGGTATGGATTAGACGCCGCAGACTGCGCCGCGCTCCATGCCTGGTTGCCCATCGCTTCTGCTTGCGGGGCTGGCGTCGTCTTGCTGGTAGTCGTGCTTGAACCTTTGCCCACTACGCGACTTCCTTATCAGTTGCCCGAGGATGCGGGTAAACAAATCCACATCCCATTGAAGGACCAAATTCTTTCTCGTAAAGCCGAACCTTGGCCGCAGTTCTCTCGCTAGACAGGATGCCAATCAGCAGTTGCATATCAAGATCATCCGCGCATTTCTTGGCGAACTTCAGCAAGTCCTTGGCATAAGTTGACTTCCGGTAATCTGGATGCACAAAACACCACGTATCTTCAACGTGATAATCTTCACTGTACCACCATTGGTGCAGGAAAAGCCCAATGCTCGCCTTTATCACACCTTCATCTTCGACAATGCCGATGATCGAGTAATCGCGCGCTAACCCTCGATCAAGAAACGCCAACATCTTTTGCACGCTCAATGACGCAACGCCATTTTCGGCGTACATCATGTGCAGCAGATCAATCATCCCGTCACGGTCGGCTGGCGTTGCTATGCGGACTTCGCTCATGCTCAATCCTTTGCCGGTCCAGGGAGTTTCGCCAGCGTCTTGTGGGTTCTAGTCCTGACGTCCTTTACAAACCCATCAAGCCACTCATGCCCAGCCTTCATATCCCCTCCACCAATATGCCGCACGACATCTGGATGTATGATATACTCGCCCCCCGCTGCGATGATAGGGACATTCGCGCCGGTTTTGCTTTGCGCACGTCCGCCTTTGTGTTCGCCCATTTGCTGCCCTGCTGCACCTTGCGCCTGCGCCTCGTGGTGCATATCCGCAAAAATGCGATCCAGGATTTTACCGCCTGCAAAGGTGTTGCCCTGCCCAAGACCTGACACGATATCAGCGGGCAAGACATACGCGCCGGACGGCACGTTAATGGGCAGCGTATCCGTGCGGCCAGAACCGGATGATTTAAGCAAACCGTGTCCAAAATAGACGCCATCTGAAACGCGGGTATCCGCAGCGCTGGCAGCCCCGCCATCAGCGCGACAAATCGGCTTTTGCGCTATCCGCAGCGCCTTGGCTATAGCGTCAGACATTGTAATCTTTCTAGCATGTTAGGGGAGCGTCTAGCCATATCTTTTACGCCGTTCTGACAAACAAAGAGACATCGCCAGAGCTTCCGATTGTCCCCATGCAACGCCACGTTCCGGTAAGCGCCGATCCAACGGATGATCCGGCAGCATTGGACGGCGTTAGCGATGATCCAGACACGGTAGAACCGAACGCCACGGTTGCGGTAGATTTGGCCATAGCATAGCTCCCAACGGCGCCAGCAGTTGAGGCGGGAACAACCGCCACGCTTTGCAGCGTAGTAAGCATCTGCGCCAGTATCTTGTTGGTAGTGTTAGTCTGGTTTTGGAAGGTGTTGTCAGAAGTCATCAGTATTTCCCATCAGGTGCCCAGCGATAGCGCACATTGCCGATGCGGGCAAAACCATTCCCACTGAATGTAAGCTGCATCGCACGCCCTCGGATGCGTAGAGACAACTCTCCGTTTCCTTGTGGCGTCATTGTCAGCGTTGGAGACGTGACGGGGGCGTCATTCGCGTATCGGTAAGACGACACAACTAGAGACACATTCTGATTTGTGGACGAGTTGTTTATGAACCCATATCGCATGTCCGGCAAAATCCAGTCGGCAAAAGCCATCTGGTCACCTTCCGCAATCATGAACGCGCCAGTGCTGAAGCTCCAATTCATGGGCTGGCCGCCTGCGGTTTGCCCAACCTCATGCTGCCACAGATAGCCAGAAGCATCGCCGCCCAATGGATTGCCAGCCGCCGAATAGTCCTGCCAGGCCGTGCGGACAAGTTTTCCGTAGTCCCATGCGTTTTCCAGCATGTTAAACTTAACGTAGCTATCATTCTCACCTGTGCCGCCAGAAATCGAAGGGTAATACCACGCGATTTCGTTAAACACGCTATTCGGCGCGACGATGATCTTATTCAGGTTGTTTGTGTCCAAGTCCTGCCAAATTTCATCCCATACCGGACATGGCATAGGAACAACGCCGCTCTGTCCCAGCGTCATGAACTGCCCAGGAGACAGCCAGAATACAGAGCCATTCAGCACACCCACGGCGCGAGGCGCGATAAGTCCGCAGCCCTTGGCGATCTGGTTGAACCCGAACACAAGCTGGATATTGCCAGATGCGCCGAGATAGTTCATGGCGTAAACGTCAATATCCGTGAATATCAGCGCTTGGTTTGGAGCCTGTATGGCCCCGACGATCCGGCTTCCCGTTGGGATCGTCGCGTTTCCGGCCTGATTAGTCACTGTAGGCGTCCAGTCTGTGTAATCGAGCTGATTGCTCCACTGCACAAGGTTAGGCTGCTGCACGCCATTTATGCTGCTGCCCCATGCCACAAGGATTTGCGCCGGCATGGCCACGAAGATGCCGCCGTTGACCGCAGGCGCATTGGCTATTATCTGGAGCGTCGTTTCTCCTAACCCCGGCGTCCATGAGTAGATAGGGCCGCTCCCAGGACAAGCCAACAGCGTCTCGCCCCAATGATCCAGCGTCCACAGCGGTGCGGAGATAGGCGAAGTCGGCACGTAAACGCTGCCCTGGCCGTAGCCACCGAGGCCATATCCGCCAACGCCATAACCGTAGTTTGGTAGCGTGGGTGGTACGGCATTCTGGTAATAGACTGTCTGGACTAATCCACCGTTTTCATAAGCCGACGCGCTAGATGTGGCGGGAGACGTGGAATTGATCGTGAAGTTATTTGCGTCAACAATCGCTGAGACGATGTAATTGCCCGAAACCGTGATTCCGCCAACGGAAGTAGATACTTTCTCGGTCCACTGCGAGCCTAAAGTTTCAGTGTGGTTATTCAGCATGACATTGATGGCCGTGCTGCCCATCGTCGTCGTGTATTGCGCCACAGAGCCGCCATTATTCACGGTCGATGTGGCGTTGTTCGCTACCGTGATCGTGTAATTACCACCGGAAACCGGCGCTTCGATTGTATAGCCACCCATCAGGATGATGCCGCCAACAGAAACGGGGGTGTTGATGAATATACCAAGGCCGACAATCGGAGTTGTGCCAGATGCGTCCACGGTAACAACGTTAGACCCTGCAACCGTCGAGAACTCGGGCGCGACATTCTCGATAATGTTGGTTGGCGTTAAGTCAGTCGCCGTGTTTCCGCTAATAACGTAAATATCGCTTGACGTCCCTACTGCCGTGTAAACGGTGCCGTTAAGGTCTGTCCAGCTAAGGATAACGCGCGGCGCGTATGGCAGAGTTTGGGAATACCACTGGACCCATCCGCCGATTGATTGAATTAGTGAATCTTTAAACCGCACGAGTTGCGTCTGGCTAATCCCCGCCTCATTCAGCGTGAAGGTCCGCTCTACGTCAACGCCGGGGCGGAGTTTAACGGAGGCTATGGGCATTACTGCGCCTGAGTAGGCTTGCCGCTGAACGCAGCAGCACGCAGAGGCGTGTATACAATTCCGAGCGATTTCTTGCGGCTCTCTTCCTCAAGTGCGCCTTTGAGCAACGCTTGATATTGCGCTTCCCACGAGCCTGCCATGCGCGGATCGTCGGATTGCGCACCGAAATTCTTCATGTATCCGCTCATGAATACCATGCTGCACGCCAAGAACAAATCTGGCCATATCTGCGTAAGCGGCGTCGTCGTGTTTGTCGCGCTAAGCGTCGTCGGACGATACGTGTAAACGATGTACAGCCCGTAGACCTGATCAGGCGTCGGCCCTATATAGGCGATGTTCTGATCTTGTATATAGTAGTATTGCGGCATCCCCTGCGCCGTAGACCAGAACGCAGGCGGGAATGTGGCAGTCAGGAAGTTCTTATCAACCGGGCTCATGTTGGTTTGCGCGGTGATTGAAGGCGCGTTGCCACCAACCGTCACCACACTCATGCTCTCCACAACATAAACTAGAGGATTAGACGGCAGACTTACAAGCGGCGTTCCGGCAGTCGTATAAATTGTCGCATCTGTGGTCGTGCTCTGGATATCGAGATCGCGGTAAATCCTCTGCTCAGCGTAATCTATACACGCCGGCAAAATCTGCGCGAAATACGGATCAGTCGGCGGCGATGCCGGATTGGCGCTCGTAAGCGCCATTAGGGTTCCAAGTTTGACCTGGTATTGGGTGTAGTTATAGGCCATTTAGAACCCCGGAATTAGAATGCCGTGCATTTTATCACCAATAAATCGCCCGCCGCCCAATTTTGCACAACACCGGAACTGTTGAACTGATCGAATGTGACGGATGTCGTGCTATTCCCAACCTCTCTAGTCATGAAGACCGTGGAGTTTACTGTGGATTCATCCTGCGCATCACAAGCCCACCCATGAGCGGCGGCAGGCATCGTAATGGTGCCGGTATCGTTTGGGCTGGAACCGACCGTCAACACAAACGCAGCAGTACCATTTGCATTTGAAATTGATGGAGATGTACCAAAACCGGAAGCGATCGTCGGAATTGTTGTATAATTCATGAGGTTGGTTAACGCAAACCCTGCCGATTGCATATCGGCAGGGACGGTTAATGTTCCGGCATCAGTCAGGGTTAGAATATGACCAGAATCCGCACTATTGTTGATATATAGATTTCCGCTACCGACTGCCAAAAATTTATGTGGAGTTGTTCCTCCATTCCCAGTAATGGCAATGGTCGCACCATTTGCGGCGGTATCAGTGAACGTAGCTATAGCGCCCGTGGTGCTCGATGTGACAGATAGTGTGCCATTCGTCTGGCTCGGGAATGATGGCGTAGCTCCAGATGGCGGGGTGCCTCCAATAATCAGCGCGTTTACGCCTTCGCTCCCTGCATTATCTACCCAAGCGGGCCAGTTACCGCCTGTATTATACAACCCCCAAGCATCCCCTCCAAAATCATTGGATGACTGGAATACGAGGCCATTGTAAAAGCCATTTGTCGGGCCGCCAGATGTGTTCGCACCAATGATCATGCCTGCTGTCGCTTCGGCTGATCCGAGATTGAAAACCGTATACCCTACTTTAGATGTGGGGGAATTAAGAGCCGTCTGCGCTATACCGGGCTCGATATCGACCTCAATACCAGTCAGAAGCCCATCAGCGCCAGACATAGTGCTATTAGCTACGAAATTTGCGCCCCATTCGCGGCCAAGAGCAACGCTTGCCCCCATGGTCGCGTCACCAAATACGGCAACGCCATCATGGGTATCACCGGAAGCCCAGTCAGGGCTGCTATCGTTTTGCTGCATAAAAGCGCTGAATACGTTTTTCTCATATGCCGGATTTGTCGCGGCGGTCGGCTGTAGGATGCCAGTATCATCCTGCATGAACTGATTTCCTGTCTGGACGTTCATTGCCTGGCACAGATCAAACGATGGATTATTGAACAATTGCGTGGTGCATCCGAAAGGCGCGCCGTTCGGGAAGCTTGCTCCGATGAGCAGGTTTAGAGGATCGTTTGTTTCGGTATTTCCAGTGCTTCCCCCAAAATTATAAGACCCTGGCGGATAGTAAACAACCTGACCACTTGACGAAGCGGCAGCAGCAGCCGCATTCCCCGCCGCAAGGTCATTGGAAACACCGTTTCCAGTTGCGCCATAAGAATAGACATTTTTGGTCTCATCAAAGAAGTTTGCTAAAGACACGGCGGTTGTCGCGTCGGATGGCTCCACGGTGGTAGAACTTGAATTTCCTACCGTGTTCAGTAGAGTTCCGCTGGTCGGCATAGTCACATTAGTTGTGCCGGTCGTCGTAAGCGTCAGAGAATTCGCGCCGGACGTTGCTAAATTCCCTGCAAGCGTAACCGTTTTTGAACCGTTGTTTATGCCGGTGCCGCCTTGGGAAGGAGACAGTGCGGTGGTCAATCCAGACAAAGACGTGATATTGCTATTGGCACCACTGAACGCCACGCCCGTCAGGCTCGCGCCGCTACCAGTCGTGGTGAGAAGCGTACCCCCATCCGGGAGCGTATCCGTTACACTCCCCAACGCGCCCGTAGGCGCTTGAAGCGTGATCGAGCCGCTTGTGGCGTTGCTGAACACGGCTTTACCGACGGTCGAACCGGCGACACCGAGGCCGATGGCGCTAGACCCGTCGAACGTGAAGCCTGGCGCTGCCGCAAATGCACCTGCGTTGTTGTACTGCACCTGTCCCGTAGAGCCGCCAGGCGTTGCCGCTGTTCCGGTAATGGAGCCGCACCCGAAGCCGGTACCGGAAGTCCATTGGAGCGCGTTAGACGAGCCGGAACAGGACGGCACGGACAGATCGGTCCGCGTCGTCGAGGATGCTGCACCAACTACAGTATTAACGCTGGACGCCACGTTATTCAGCAGAGTGCCGGTCGTTGGCAGAGTAACGCCAGTCGATCCCGTCGCCGTAAGTGTAACCGGATATGCACCGCTAAACGTCACATTGCCGGCGCGCGTCTCCGTGGTAGAGCCATTATTCACACCGCTGCCGCCCTGAGACGAGGAAAGAGGCGTTGTCAGCCCGGTTAAGCTGGTAATATTGGAGTTCGCTCCCAGCGTTGCATAGGTATTGTTCGCTGTGCCGAGCGTAAGCAGCGTACCGCCAAGCGGCAGATAATCTGTCACCGTGCCAAGCGCGCCAGTCGGGACGGTCAGATTGACTACGCCGCTTGTGCCGTTGGCGAAGGCGATATTGCCGGTGGTCGAACCGCTGGTTCCCAGCCCGATGCTGCCGGAGCCATTATAAGTGAAGCTGGAATTGCCGCCGAATGCAGTTGAGTTGTTATATTGGACATTCGTATTTGCCCCACCTGGCGCATTTGTCCCCGAGCTGATCGTCACACACCCAAATCCGGCGCCCGCGCCCCATTGTAGCGCAGCATTAGCGCCCGTACAGGCAGGAACCGACAAGCCACTAGGTGTGGTTGCCGTGAGAGAACCGAGCACCTGATTAGCTGACAATGCCGGCAGATTTGTATACGGAATGCTTGATGCGCTGGAAAACAGCGTTCCGCTGGTCGGCAGAGTTACCGAAGTCGTGCCGGTCGTCGTAAACGTCAGCGGATTGGCACCAGACGTTGCTAGTGATCCGCCCAGAGTAATCGTCTTCGATCCGTTATTAATGCCAGTCCCTCCGTAAGCACCGCCAAGCGGAGTAGTCAGGCCGGTAAGTGACGTAATGTCGGAGTTCGCACCGCTTGCGGCGGCGGAAATATTGCTTCTGGCGGTCGCTTGAGTTCCATTCGCCGTGATTTCCGCAAGAGAGTTTTGCGCCTCTAATGGCCCCTGAATAGGCTGCGCGTAGGCAACGCCGCCTACAAGAACGGCAGTCACGGCGATAAATCTCTTCATTATTTCACGAGCCACAGGTTGCTCCCAACGTAGCAATAATCATTCGATTGCCCGTATATCATACCAGAGGGGCTGTTTGTTCCCAAGGCTTCTATTTGCTGCCCCGATGGCGGATAGACAGATAGCGTGTGTCCACCAGATGCGCGATGGAATACGCGCACGAACGTTCCCGCCGAAACAGGCTCAAGCAAAACTCCGGTCCCTGAACCGACATTATTAACGACGTTCATTTGTGTCGTTAATAGCGTAGCTGTTGACTGAGATGCTCCAGATGCGACAATTCCAGTCGTAATTGATGTAGCAAGATATTCTGTAACTGTCAGATCAGTAAAAGCGCCAGTGTTTGGCGTTGTGCTGCCAATTGGGGGGGGAGACGAAAATGAACTTGCAGCGATTGAGACCGCAAGCTGAGAGATTGACGCCGTGCACGTCGCTACGATTGAGCCTTGCTGCTGAAACAGCGTGAATTGTTCAGCGCCAGTCAGGGGGAGATTAGGTGCTGGATATGAATTACCTGCGGGCATTAGGATTGCACCTGCTGCAACGTACCGCCGCTATTGATGAAAGCGCCCACAGGCTGGCCTACATCAGATGTAGGGAGCGTTGCGAACCACGCCGCGAAAGCTGCCCCAAACTGTGCAATGCTTACATTCGAGATTGTCACGTCATTCAGTGTCGCCGTGCATGTCACAAGCCGCCCATTCTGCGATTGAGCTATCATAAATAGCTCCGCACCGGTCAGCGGCGTATTTGGAGAGGGATATGTGGCGAAACTCACGGACTAATCCTCTATATCCAAAACGACCGGAAATGCGTACTGAGCGTTAACTTGCCCCGGCGGATTGTTGAACCTGTTCAGATTATTATACGATGTGTTGGGATTTGTCGAAGGTGTCGTTGAAAACACCGGATTTCCCGTCGTATCTGTTACCTGTACGTCGTTTTGCAACGTGGCTTGAACGGCATACGCATCATCCCGCACGGCGATTTGCTGGATTGGGCCACCACCATCAGCGCGAAGCATCGTGAAGCCAGCAAATGGATATGGCGGCGTATTCTGCGTTCCCGTAGATGTCGCAAGTATTGGCGCTCCGTTGGTGTCGGTTAGGAGTTCCTGGTTTTGGTCCATAAGGTTCGTCGGGCCGTCCTGCTGCACCTGATACACATCAGGGCGCGGGTTCATCACCGGAACCGGATCGGGGGGAACGATGATGGCGCGGTAGTGCTCGAAGGGCTTATCCAGGCAGATAGGGCAGACTAGCAGACGTTTATTGTAAAGCTGGGTCGATGACCATTCAAATTGAAAGGTTAGCTGGTCTCGATTCCACCACATAGAGCAACGATCACAAGACCCCCAAGCTTGGAGATTATGTTTTCTTACGTATGCCCTGCCATGTGGACGCCAGCTCATCTGTAGTAGTTCCCCATGCCTGGGAACAGGTACAACGAAGCCCGCTCGCTACCCATGTCCTTGGCGCGCTTGTAAGACGCGGCGGCGGCGGCTTGCAGCATCGGCACCTTATCCGGCGCATAGATCATGGCCAGTTCAACGCTCAAGGCATCGGAAAACGCCTTGAGATAGCCATACGGAATTTCCGGCTGTTGCAGGTTCTGCGTGTTCGCGTCTTGTATCTGACGGCAACAATACATGTTAAACGTCCACGACGCATCTACTGGCGGTTGCCACAGATACACGCTTGGCGACAGCGTGCGGTCAAACCAATAGACCGTTGGCCGGCCTGGCGTCACCTTGTCCGGAAATGCCGCGTATTCCGTGCGGCTGATCGGATACATATAGAGATCAATCGGGTCCGATGTGCCTGGGTTCATTTCCAGGTAGGCATCGAGGATCAGAATGACATTGCTGGGGACTGTATAGGCCGTCTGGCCGTATACCAGAGGCACGGTGATAAGCTCGACGGTCCAGAGATTTACCTGATCGTTAGACCAGTCCGCCTGTATCATGTTCATGGCGGTGTAAGCGTCGCGCATATGCTCGGCCTGCAACTGCGGGCCACGTATGCCGCACCGGCCAAACGCATAGAGGATTAGCTGCGAAGAGGCGGGCGAGAAGTTATATGTGCCCGACATGCCTCCGAGAGTGTTGCTCATCTAACACCCTCCTTAAGTGCCGATAAAGTCGCCCTGGATGATCTTGAAGTAAACAGGACCGCCAGAAATCGACGCCACGTTGAGACGAAGCCCGACGATCGGATTGGTAATCGCCGCCGTGATCGTTGTGGTGGAACCTGCCGGGAACTGTGCCAGCGCAGTCCATTCTTGCGGCGGGAGGCTCGGATAGGGAAGGTTCGGATCGTCGAGCGTGAAATCCACTTCGTACGAAACGGTAGTACCGCCCGGAACATATACCTGCACGCTCACGTTAAACGGCGCGTTACGATAATCCGCCAGCCAAACGGTGGAAGTTCCAGTGGTGCTTACCGTCGCGTAAAATGGATTAGGCATCAGACCTCCAAGAAATTAGCCCTTGTGCAGGCCCTTAAGCGTCTTAGCCAGATTAGCACGCTTGGCGAGTGTAGGGTTATCCGAATTCGCAGCCTTTTCCAGCTTTTTGGCCGGGATTTTCTCGCCCTCTGGAACGTGGAGCGCCTTATGGAGCGCGCCAGGGTGTTTTATTGCCCCTGCGATCCATTTTTCCGGCTTATCGTGCCCTTCGCCCGAATGGCCGTCTGCACGGCCACCGGATTTGCGGTGAAGGGCTACTCTTCCCCCGTGATCCCCCGATCGTCGTCGGCCTTGGACGGGCCACGGCGTTCGCTGGTATTGGCGGCAGTGGTCAGCGGGGAAGTATCGGCGCCAACACCGCCACCGCGCTTGCGGCCAGGGCGGTCCAGGCGGTGCTTCTTGGCCTCGCCCTCGACTTCACCGACATGCTTCTTCTTGGCGACTTCACCGCCCTTCTTTTTGGCGACCTTCTTGATGGCGCCGCCCTTTTTCTTCTCGTCCTTCGCCTCTTTGGTGACGTTGGACTGATAAGTGTAGGACATGTCGGTATCCGGCTCCGGAGTATCGACGCCAGAATTGCCGTCTTCCTCTTCCTCGGCGCGGCCACCAGTCTTGCGGTGCTTCGGGTTCGCAATGCGGTGCATCGACTTTTCCTTTACGGCCTTGTGAACATCGCCGCCATGTTTGTATGCCATGATAAGCTCCTATTAAGCCTCGCCAGCGTTCAACTGGACGGTCTGGATATAAAAGACGGTAACGGTAGTAGAGCCAGTCGTCGCAGTGGTGCCGGCCGGCGTTACTGTGATGTAGATCGGCACTCCGTTGCCAGTAGTAGCGCCAACCGACTTCATCGCGGAGAGCTGCGCGGCAGTGTACGGGACGGTTGAACCAGCTGCACCGACGCTGGCGCGGCCAGTGGCGGCAACGCTAGTGTTACTCAGGAAGTCAGTCCCAGCAGCAGCGAGGCCGATGGTCAGAAGATCGGATGTTCCAGAGTTCCACGCGGTTGTGGTATCGATGTTGAAATCCGTGATCTGCGAACCGGCGGGCAGGTAAACCGGCGTGGTAACGGCAGTCGCGCCGTTCTGCGTCAGAGTAACCGTCTGCGTCAGGAGGACAAGGCCGGTGTTAACCGGGCCACGAAAGTCTCCAGGGTTCCAGATAGGCCCCGAGATGAGGGGGCCGGTATAAGTGCTACCAGGGCCAGCCATTATCTGCTCTCCTTACGAGGTCGGGAAGGTGCCGAAGATGGCCCTTGGATTGTAGTAACTGAAGGAGTACCGGTGATAGCCCTTCACGAGAAGGTTATCTGTGGTGAAGTCCACCTGCATATCCATCTCGAACGGCACGCGCTCCAGGTAGAGCAGGCCGGGGATGTTGGTCAGCAGGAACCAGGCATAAGGGCTGGTCAGGTAGTCATCGACCAGATAGCCGTCCTTCAGACCACCAGTAGTGAACATGATGGCGTTGATGTCGTTGTCGGCGGTGCCGGGGCGCAGCGCGGTCTTGATGAGGCGCAGAGCAGTCGGCTCAAGCTGCGGCGGGATGACCAGCTTTCGGCCACGGGCGTAAAGCTTCAGGCCGCGCTGATCGACGAAGCCAGTACGGATCTGGATCATCGCGTTCAGCAGGGAACTTTCGTTCAGATCAGCCGCCGTGCTGAAGGTGTTGGAGTAGGTGCCGCCATCAACCGGATGGCTGGCGTTAACCAGAGAAACGCCGTCACCGCCCACAGCCGCATTGTACACGCCGGCAGTGTTCAGCACGTTCGCCGCAAGAATTTCCTGCGTCTGATTGAACGACTGCATCATGTTCAGGTTGGCGGGGTTGAACTGGCGCTTGTAGAGGTTATCGTCCACCGCCTTGCGGGTGATGGCGTAACCAAGCGCAAGCTCGGTGTGCTCCTGGTTGTAGGTGAAGCGCTCGCCGGCCGAGTTGTCGAACGTGGTAGCCGCGCCTTCGGTCTTGAGCTGGGCATAGCCGAGGTACGCCATTTCGACGGTGCGTTCCAGGGCCATCTCAGATTTACCGACGTCGAAAATCTGGTCCCACTCGCGGGGGATTTGATCATACTTGCCGGTAAGAGCGCGAAGGCCGGGGAGCAGTTCGTTCTTGATCGAGGATAGATTAATAGGCATCTGTCATGCTCCCCTTAAATGCCCGTCAGGACTTTGTAGTCTTGGTTATTGAAGGTGACGTAAACGGTGTTGTAGGCAGTGCTGCCATCCGAACCATTTCCGGCAATTTGCGGCGGGCCGTCGCCAGTGACGTAGCCAGAGTTGCCCGCGAAATTGAGTACGCGGAACGGCAGCGTCGTGGTGGAGGGGCTGAGCGTGGCGAAGTCGGCGTAGGCGCCAGAGATGCCGTTGGCGGTGTTGCCCGTGCCGATCGCGAAGTTGATGTTCTGGCCAACGTCTGCCAGCACGATGGGGCCACCATTGCCAGACTGAACCGCAAAAACCGCAGTGGGATCGTCAATGATAAAGCACGCCACGTCAGCGGCGGCGTCAGAGCCCGGCCAGTAGGGGGAGCGAACGGTGCGGCCCTGAGACACGCTCAGGTATTCGCAGCCGTCGAAAATGCCCGCGATCTGCGTGGTGCCGGCGGTGGCCTGGGCAATGTAACCAGAGGAAAGCTGAACGACCGGATCGCCCTTATAGATGGCGGTGCTGTTGGTCTTGAGAATGCGGCGCTGAGATACGGCGTAGTTCGGGGAGCCGTACCCGAGAAGGGCGGTAGCGCGAAACCCGTATGGTGCGAAAGTATTCGCCATGAAAACACCTGCAAAAGTTCCGCCTTAGCGGATATGCAGTGTCCAGTCCCGGCCCGGAACCATCACAGCGCGCCATAGTCACCTATGGCTAATCTCTCACCGGCCCGGCGAGAGTGAATTTCATTTAATGGCTAATATGGCGCGGCGTGGCTTGTCAACAGGTTTTTGCGACACACGAAGGAATGCCGGGTATCCTCCGGCTGCGGGCGAGCGAATCGATCAATAATGCCGAGAATTCGTTCAAATGCTCGGTTTATCGGCCCTCTGTCAGCGCGCGGGATAATCCGCGCTGCCCTGATCTGATGCAAAAAGTGATGGGTCTTTATCAGACGGCGCATCCATCTGACCGTTGGCGGGCAAGGGGGGATGGTGGTTACTGCCTTGCCTCTGATCTTATACAAAAAAGCGCCGGGTCTTTATCGGCTCGCATACCCGGCAAACGAGGGAGAAACGGCCGGAGAAAAGCCGCACCGATCTGGTCTAATCCTCAAGCGTCAACTGCGTGGTAGCAGTCTTAAACACCTTCGCGTCAGATGGCAACGTGTCATATTTGACGTTAACGTGGCTGCCTTTGTTCGGAACGCCAGCGTCGAAGTCGCTGCCCATCATCTTCTTGGCGTTGCCAGTCACCTGAGCGCGGGCGATCTGGTAATCTTCCAGGCGCGCTTCGTGCGTTAGTTCAGTCGGACGCTTCATGAGCACCTGGCCGCCGCGACGGATAGCGCCGCTTTCGCCAGGACGCCCAAAGACCGGCATCTCGGAAAGCTGGACGTGTTCCCAACCGTTTTCCAGCAGCCCGGAAAGATACTGCGGGTCTTCCTCGCCAAGGACGCTCTCCTTCTTCCACTCATAAGACACGCCAGGCGTCTTGAGTTCAGGCGGAATGGCAAATTTGTCGTCGGTCTGACGGCGACGGCGAGGACCGCGAACGGTATCGCGGGCGGCATCAGGTTCAGCGCGAAGCGGCGGACGGCCCATGGTTTTGCTCCTTAATTCAAACGTTCAATGTCGCCCGCCTTGACGGCGCGCAGGTATTCGCGGGCATATTCTTGCTCAGTGACACCGGCAATCTTCGCCGCTTCGCGCATCTTGGGCGTCATCACAACGCGGTTGCCGTTCACTTGCTCTCCGGCTGGCGCGCGCGCCTGGCCAGAAACCGGGGCGGACGGGCTTGCGGTGCGCTGCGGCTGCGACGTTGCGGGCTTCTTCGTGTAACCGGCATGGTTCTCGACAAACGCGAAATACGCGTCAGTATCCGGCGCGTGGCCATCAGCCAAAGCGGCGTAGTGAGCCGACGCCACCTTATTCTGCCGCACAGGATCAGTCACCGCGTCGGGATGCGCCTTAAGCCATGCCTGCGTGCGCTGAGACATGCCGGCAATCTTGGCGTCGAAGCTATCCGGCGCGGGTTGCTGCTGTTGCTGCTGGTAACGCGGATCGGCGCGGTAGGCGTCCATCTGCGCTTTGCCGTTTTCCAGCGCCGCTTGCTGCGCTACGGCCTTGGTAATCTGCACCTGGAGCTTAGCAGCGGCTTTGTAGTCGCCCGCCTCCAGAGCGCGCTCGTAATCGCCCTGCACCGTATCAACGGCGACGTTTGCGGCCTCAAGAGCGCGGCTGATCGCGGCGTATTGCGACTGTTCGGCCTCGGTCTTGAACTTCAGGCTTTCCTGGCGCGCCGTGCTGGCAGCTTGCTCAGCCTGGGCAACGCGGGCGCGCTCCGCTTCCAGTTGTCGCTTGAGATCGTTAATGCCCTCGTCAACGTCAGTTACCTTGGGCGCTTCCGTTACCGGAGTTTCGACCGCAGGCAAGCCATCATCGAGGACGATCTCGATATCGTCCTGGTTCGTAGCTTCAGTCATCACTTTCTCCATGCGGGGTAAACTGCGGCGTGCCGTTATGGCCCATCGTCTTGCCGAGATGGACCAAATAGGCTTCGATTTCGGAAACGTGAGCCAGAAGGGATTTGGCGCGCCCCCGAAGATCGCGAATTGCGGCGTTTACAGCCTCCAATGGATCTTCAGTGGCTTCAACCTGATAAACCTCGCCGCTCAAAATCTTCTCGGCAAGCCCGTTATCCGCCTCATGGGCGTGTGTCAGTTTCTTCGCCATTACAGCACGTCATCCGGTGAAGAAATCACCGCCTTAATGTCCACGTCCTGCAACATGCGGCAGTGATATTCGCCCTTGGGATTTTCCGCGCTCGGCTTGCCTTTCACGATAAGCTGCCAGCCATCAGACATGCGGTATGAAATCCACTCGCCAATCTGCACGTCCTGCCCGTGAAATTGCGTGCGGTCATCGTCCCGAAAGGCCATCGGCCCCTTGGCGATGACAAGGCCAACCTTGCCCTGATATTCGTCCTCTTTGCGCGTTGACTGGGCGAGGATGATGCCGCCAGAAGTGCGCTCAGGGCGAACATAAGTCGCCACCAGAACCTGATTGTGAAGCACCCGAATGTGGCTGATATCGCCGATCTTGTGTTGCAGATCAGTGCGCGGGTCCACCGCATGAAGCATATGCGTCGTAGCCATTATGTCTCCTACTTCAGGTCTTTCTCAACTTCCTGAAGAACCTCTATCGCCCTGCGAAGACCATGATACCGGCCTACCTTTTCAGTATAGGCCGCGTAATCCTGGCATTTAACCGCTAAAACTCCGTCGCAAAGCTCTTTCAATTCTTCCGTTATCTTCTCTTGTGCTTTACGAAGCGAGCGTATGTCAAGAGAAAATGCGTTCATTACTTCTTACTGCCGTAGCGGGCAGCCTTTTCCAGACGCCCCAAACCAGTTCCAGCGCCAAACTCCATCTTAATCGCGCCGCCCTTCTTACGGGCAGGGATACCAGCGGCAGCGCCAGGCATCGGCATGGAACCGGGAACGCCCGGAGGCGGCATGGCTGCACCGGGAGCAGGAGCGGCAGCGGGGACCGGCGCCTGGATAGGGATACGCGGCGGGGGAGCCATAGGCGCTCCACCCATCGGACCTTGCGGCATGTCGGGCTTCTGGGCGATGATAATGTTCACGTCGCCCTTAGTGCGGCCACCTTTCTTGCGGGCGGCGCGGTCAAGGCGCTTCTTCGTCTCACAGCCTTTGACCTCGATCTCTTTGTCTGCAATCTTCTTAACCTCTTTCGGGCTAAGATGATCTGCCATCTTCTTGTGCTCGTCCATCAGCTTATCAGCATGATGCGTGGCCTCCCCAAGCATACGCTTGAGCTTGGCGTCATGGGAGGCGTTAGAGGCGGCGCGGCGGGTCGTGGTCATGGTGTCACTCCAACAGGAGCGCTAGGGCCGGCGCTCGCGGCTTGCGGTGGAGCGGCCAATCCGCCCAATCCCGGTTGCATGTGTTCCATAGCATCGCTAACCATTGCAGCGCCATCCTTTGTTTTTTCGTGGCGCTGCCGTCCTGCCTCGATCTGCAGCCATCCGGCTTCTATCTGCTGCTTGCCCTGAATTTCCATCACGTCGGTTTTCTGCTGCAATTGAGCCTTGATAAGCTCCAACTTAGACTTGTTCTGTTCGGATTGCATCTTGGCCGCCGCGATTTGCCCCTGCTGCTGTAGTTTGGCCTGTTCAAGCTGCGCCTTCATCATGTCCGGATTGGGCTGCTGCGGCTGGGTGCCGTCGTTCATGAACTCTTTAGGATTGTTGAACCCGATCAGACGCAGCGAATGCTCGATGACAGTTGGAATGTTGAACATTTGCGGCATCTGCTGGGCAAGCTGGATCAGTCCCATGACCTTCATCAGACGGTGCGTATGCGTCGGCGTGTTCGGGTCCGCAACCGGGACCAGATCAACCAGGTTCAGAGCTTGGACAAACGTCTCTTTGTCCCAGTTCGTGCTGGCGTCCGGATTATGGCGCCAAAACGCCTCCGGGTCTTCCAGAAGGCGATCTTTCAGCAGCCGGAACTCTTCAGCCTGCGCCGCGTGGAGACGCTTATGTACGGCATCGAGCACCTTAGACGCCTGATCGATAATCGCCAGCGTCGTTCCTACTGGCGCGTTCTGCATACCTTCGCCGGTTGGCATTTCCGCCGTGCCGGATAGCTTATCTGTGGCGCTCATTAGCTCCTGAACAAGCGACATGAGCCCAGAAGATATATCTTTGTACGGCAACGGCATCAATGCGGTGCGGATGTCCTGCCCGTTCGTCTGCACGCGCATGCCTCCGCCTGGCGGAATACGGAACTCGTTTGTTTCCTGCCTATTGACACCCTCGGAGTACACAAAACCGGGGAAGTTGGCGAACATACCGGCGTCCAGCATTTCACGGATAGCAGCCGTCGTGGCTTTTGTCAGGTTGCCGATTGTATGCAGCAAGCCAAGGCCATAAATGCCCATTGCTTCGATGTACGGATAGCGCACGTACATATTAACCGGCATGTACATCGGATCGTCTTCGCGCCAGTTGCGGCGGATTTCCAAGACTTGTTGGCTATCGCGGTCAAGAACGATCTTGTACGGCAGCGGCATTCGGTTGGGATGCTCGCCAAAGTCTCGCTCGCACAGAATTTCATAGATCGTTCGGTCGTTGTCCTCTGGCCGCTGCGGCATCACGTCGATGCCCTGGATACGCGCCTCGATTACTTCGTCCTGATCTGGATTATAGCTGGCCTGTGATAACGCAACATCGCGGTAAATTCCCGCAATCTGCATGCGCTTAACCATGCTATCTCTCATGCGGATGCGATGCGTTATGCGGCGTGCGTTGCGCAGATCGGTAGCGGAGGCGTCAACGATCAGATCAGCCGCATCAACGCTCTCGGACACAGGGCGGCGACGCAGCGGACAATGGTAGACCTTCTTAAACCCAGAACCGCCGAAACCGACATAGAACAGCATGCGGTCAGTATCAGGATAATACTCCGGGCAACGCTGCGTCAGGTATATATTCAGGTCTTGCTCTAGGATTTCCGCCCATTCGTCGGCAATGCCAGTTCCGCCCGCCGAATTATCAATGACCTTGATCGGCCCCATGGCTGGCAGCAATTCACCGCGCGCATTGGCCTGGAACCGCAGCACGGCTTGCAGCAGCGTAGGCGAGCGAATGGTGCTCATGCCTTCAAGCGGCGCGGATGAATTGCCCGTATCGCCGCGTGGGTTCTCGATCTTCAGACCAAGCAATTCAAGCCCTTGCTCGCGCTGGTCCATCCATTCGGAGCGAGAGCCTAGATCGCTATCAATCTCGTTAATCAGCTCATTAGCCAGAGCGCCGTATTCAATGTTCCCCGAGACAGCCAGATTGTCGTTGAACTTGTCGGACAGCTTGCCGCCCAAATTAGGGGCGAAGTCGATGGTAATGCTTCCGTCAGGCCCCTCGATCTCCATAACGCCGGTTTTCGGGTCCAGCTTATGGTCTGCAACATCGCCTTCAATGGCAATCTCAAGATCAGGTTGTGGCAACGCGGCAATCGGCGCGGGGGTTTGCCGAATGTTCGCGGATGCCAGGAGGTCGCCTAGTGTAGAACTCATCTAATCCCCGCATTATCGTCAACAAATACCAGCGGACGGCCTTTTTCGGCATCCCATTCACGCATTTTGCCATCCGGCGCGCGGTAGACTTCAACCTTGGCTGTGCATTTCTCTGGCACGCGCACGTAGCCTAGCTGTTCAGGCGCATACCAATGCCCGGTGAAAGCGGGCTGTTTCATGTGTTATACAGCGGCTTAGCCGTCCCCTTGTGGCGCAGACGATCGGTAACGCCAGATACAGCATCCTCACGGCGAGGCGCGAAACCGCGCTGTCGTAGGTGCTGGAGCGCCTGGCTCACGGTGTCAACTAGGTCATCATTCTTGGCGCGCGGGAAGTTCGCAACCTCTTGGATCACCATATCTGCCCAGGCTTTCTCCAACGGAGCATATATCAGACCCTCAGAAAACAAATGCTGTATCGAGTATAGACGCGCGGATTTGTCGCCATATTGACGCGGATCATACATTACAACGCTAAAGGGTTTTCTTGCAAGCATTTCGCGTATAGTCTGGTTAACCGCATGGCCGTGTGCTTTATTTTCGATAATTAAAACGTCCACCCGGTAACGGATACAAGTTGAAATAACCTTCTCCACCAGCTCCGGCAGTCCCAGCCGCTCCCGCCAGGCATTCAGCAACAATATCTTTGGCAGAGAAGCTGACACAACAGACATGCGCTCTCGGCTTTCCTGGCCGAACAGACTTCGGTCGCGCGGCTCGTTGCTGGCCACAAAGTCATAACCGCCGAACTCGTCGCCTATGATCGCGCCGCTATCCTGGAACGAGCCCCAGACCGTCAGCGCGGAATAGTCGCTCTCTTCCTTTTCAGTCATGGCGGTATCGAGAGATGCCACGATGTAATCCAGCGGTGGGGTTTGCTTGGACGGCCAGTCCTGCCACCATTCGGTCTTGATAATTCCGCCGCCGCGCGGGCTTGGGGATTGTTGCATCTGGCCGGCCCAAGCGTAAGGCCCCATTTCGCGCTCTAGTTTGGCGACCTCATCAGGCGGAAACCGCTCTGGCCAGCACAACTCTCCTTCGACCGTGCGCGGATCAGACCAGCCAATCTCCGTGCTACAATGGCGCATTGGGTCGTACTTCATCGGCACCATGAGCCAACACCAATCGTCACGCGCCGCAACCAGCGTTCCTGTGCAATCCTCCTCTGACGTTCGCTGCTGGATGGCGATGATAGAAGACCGCGCCAAATGATTAAGTCGCGTCGGCATAACCTCTCGTATCCACTGATTAGTTGTGGTCAAGATCGCTTTTGATTCAGATTCCTTGACGTTATTTAAATCGTCCAACAACAACCTGTCCGCGCGCTCTCCGGTGCCCACTCCACCTATGGATGTGGCGAGTTTCCACCCGGTATTGTTGTTTTCAACCTTGACCTTGCCGCCAAATACCTTAAGGCGCTCGCCCCAATATTCCTGATAAAGCGGGCTGCTGATCAAATGGAGCAATCGGCCATTGTCACGCTCAGTCAGGGTGCTTGTGTAACTGAACGAGGCATAGCGTATGGAAGTCATGCCCCTTGCGCCCCATTCCCAAGCCGGAAAAAACACGCACGATAATAGTGACTTGGAACAACCAGGCGGCACGTTGATGATAAGACGCAGTATCCTTCCTTCTGTCACTGCCTGCAAATGCTCGCAGATGGCCTCCATAACCCACCCTTCGATGAGGGGATTTGCAGGCTCTACAATGTGCCAGAAATGCTTGACGAACTGATATAAGTTCGCCTCGCACTCCGCTTTGATTTGCTGCTTCCGCTTCGCGCGCATGTCATTGAGCACGCGCATGATGGCCGGGTTAGCCATTACTCCGGAATAAGCCTCTTACGCCGCCCCGTTGGCGTTGTTTCTTCCGCCTCCGGCTCGCCCATTTCATACTGTCTTGGCTTTGCTAGCGTCACATCCTCACCGCGCCGGTAGTCCACGACGATCTGCAAATCCTCGTCAGTCAACGGCGTAGGTGCGGCAAACACTTGCAGTTTTGGCAACTTGACCGGCTCCAGTTTGACCGGCTTGCGGCCTCTGCCGGCGACGATCCACACACGCCACTTCTCGCCAGCCGCCAGCTTTTTCGCGCCCCAGTCTGTGCCGTGAACGCGGCTATAGTGGCGAACAGCGGCGGCAAACTTGTCAGCGTCCGCCTCGTTCATGAACGCCACGCTGTCGCCAATCTCGGCTTGTGTGAAGTCCCATTTACGGGCGGCGACGGGGATTGGGATGTTTTTATCGAACATTATTAACGCCACGATAATGCAGCCCGTCTATAGCCAGCTCCACGATGCGTGGCACGGTATCCATCGCCAGGTAGCGCTGGATCGTGGAGATATGCACGTTCAGGTCTTTGGCCATCTCCCGGCGCCATGGCTCGCCGTATAGCGCCAGGCCGGCGGCTTTTAGTTCGGTTGGGGTCACTGCATCTCCCGTAACGCGCTCCATGCGCCTTATCCCCATACGCAAAACACTATCTTGTGTCAAGCATTTTGCGTTAGATTTGTGTTGACGATGCGTTATGCGTGGTGGCAAGTTACGAGGACGGAAAAGGAGATAAGCATGAGCGGGATGATTGAGCGCGTGGCGCGGGCTATGTGTCGTAAGTGGCTAGAGATGGATTATGAGGGCGAGAACGTTGACCATCTCGTCGAGCGTGAATGGAGCGGATGGGCACCAACAGCCCGCGCCGCCATCGCCGCAATGCGCGAGATGAACGGCGCGATGTTAAGCGCCGGATGCCGCGCACCGTGGGTTGAGAGCATAGCCGGCGTGCATGGCATTTATGTCGCCATGATTGACGCGGCGCTGGCGGAGGAAACGCCATGACCGTAATCCCGTTCGGGCGGCTTACCATCGCTCACGAGACACCGCGTGGCGACAAAACTGAACTGCGAGTGACGGATACGGATACAGTTGTAGAGTTTCGCCGGCCTCATTTCGCCATTACGGAACACGTCGAACCCGCGCGCGAAACGCCGTGGCTGATCTTCACGCCGTTCTGGTGGCTCAAATGACCACAGAAACCATAACCGAATACCGCCAGCTCCTTGCCGGTGCGCGGCGCAACTTCGCGCTGTGCGTGCTTGAGGTCCAGAGCGACTTGCCCATGTCCGCGCACCAATGGCGCATCAAGGCCGATCGGCTGCAATCCGCTATTCGCCGGGCTGAGCGGCTGGCGCATGTGGATTTGCTCGATGCGGCGGTAACTCTACTTAGGCGGGAGAGCGAACCCTGACATCCTCCCCGCCCTGAAGGGCGAGGCTTTACGGCCGAAGAGGGTAAGGTCGGCATCGCTTTTTTAGTGAAAGAGACGAGAAATGATCAGATTAGCCCTCGAATTTATCGGCGCTCTGTATGCCGTCCAGCTCACTTGGCTGGCGATTATGTGTGCCGCCGAGATGCTATTCCCGCGACATATGGAGATTGACGACGAGGATTAGTCTATCCGCTTAAGGCTCATCCTCGTCAACCACTTCGACAAGTTGGTATTTTCCACCCAGCTGCTGGCTAAGCTCCGCGATTTCTGCCAGAGCCTCCAAGTCAGACAAAGGCTTGGCCTGCTTGATCGTGGCTTCAACGATGGAGTGCGACTTGTCCGCGTATGGCGGTGAGATCTTCGATGCGCGCCAACGGTAGTGGCTGGCAAGTTCTCGGGCTTTGGTAATTTGGGCCGGCGTTGCGTCTTTCGGCAGATCGTCAAGCGCCTTAACCGCCATTTCATCCCATGAATGGCCGGCAATCGAGCGCGCTTCCCTGACTCGCATTGCGCGATCCTCATCCGCCGCAATCCAGTCGAGCAAAGCGGCTTTGCTGACGCACCAATCCCGCGCAATCTGCGTGAGCATGATGCCGTCCATGATAAGCTCGCACAACTCTTCCGTTGTGTGGCCTGCTACGTCAATCTTGGGTTTAGGTGCGTACGCCATATCTTACAAATACACCATGTTTCAGTGATTTGTGAAGAGTTTCGTCACCCAGTTTGCGCGCACGGAATGCTTGTGCCATAAATGCGGCAGATCGAACGGAGACAACCTATGGCCAACGTATTCAAACCCGGCGCGCCTGCATTTAGCGTCCGCATGACGAAACCAGAAGTGCCAAGGCGCGACTTGCCCTGGCACGACATGGCGCTTGTGTGGCTCTACCTACTGGTCGTGCTGGCGTTTTCTGGCGTCATGATGCTGGCGGCGGTCCTGACGTAAGCCACGGCGCAGTGATCGTGGCAGTAAACTCTCCCCGACGCTGAAGGCTCATCGCAGTAGCGCCAGCTACCCTTAACCCCCTCCACCCAGCTACAAGGCTCTACGCGCGCCCTGTGATGCTCGCGCATCACGGGGACTATGTGTGTCGGCTCGGTGCGGATAATGCCCTGTACGGCCTCCTGAGAGGCTTTACGCGCGGAAATAGCTTGTAATCGTCCGGCGTATTTGCCGCCGTGTTTGATCGGCGACGGCCTGGCAGGCAGGTTAAGCCGGTGCGCCTTACCGGCGACGGCGTTTTTGGAGATATTCAGCCGGCGCCCGATTGCGGCGGTTGAAAGCCCTTCGGCCCAGAGCGCGCGCAGTTTGGCGGTTAGCTCGTCGGTCCAGTCGCGGCGGATCATGGTTCTTCTCCTTCGGTTTTGGCGAAAAATGGATTAGGCGACCATTTTACAAACTTGGGGCCGATCTTATCGCCTTCGGTCGCGGTGAACCGCGCCAAGTTCGCCAAGCTTTTTCCGGTCAGGTCAATCTTGCCTTCGCGCCCAGCTTGCCATGGTGCATCGCCAACCGTCGGTAGGATTGCGCGAGCGAGGTTGGTTAGGTTCTTGGCGTTGATGCCGTCGTGGCTCCAAATCGCGCCGCCGTTCTTCGTGTGGGTGATGTCGATCCTAATCATGCGTTTTTCCCTGTTGCTGTGGGGCGTAGAACTGGCTTTGTCGGATGTGGCGCTAGGGTGGTAGCCGAGCCCCCTCTGAAAGCCCTCCAGCGTCGTCACGGTTCGTCTCCCTCCGGGTTAAGCATAGTCGCGCGCGGGATGGTCGATGCCTCAGGGTGCTGATGCGCGATCTCCGCGATAGCCATGCGGATGATCGTGCGGTCTGACTGCAATAGCGGCTCGTGATCCAGAACGCGGTTAAGGCCGGCGATGATGTGGGTGATGTGGAGTGGGCGGGATGTTACCACGTTACTACCTGTTTCCACATTTCCACCTTTTTCTAAAACCTCTATAGAGCGCATACTTTACATCCTTTCTATACATACAACATTATGTGGTAACAGTGGTAACGGTGGTAACAAAGTAGGTTTTTCCTAGTGTTACCACTTGTTCCCTCCTATTCATTTGTTGCCACCTGAAAGCCAAATTTTCTTAGTTTTAGTTCCCACCCTTACCGTATCACGTTTCCACCTATGTTTTTTGAGTATCTTCGTCACTCGCATTTGTTCCCGCTTCGTCTGCCTCTCCACCGGGATTTGCAGGGCGTCCGTAAGTATCTCGGCAGTGGTGGTTTCGCATCGCCCTATCAGATAATTTTGCACGCGGTCTTCCCACACATCCTCTTCCTGACGGTCTTCTTGTGCCTCTTTAGCCTGCTGGATTGTGTCAGGTTCGCTTAGCCAATGCGCCTCGCCCATAGCCTCGCGCGCCGCTGCTTCAGCCCATAACTGCTCCCGGTTCTCGTTGAGCCAGCCGATCTCCACGAAATGGCATTGCACTGGCCAGTAGCGACGGTTTCCCGTGGCATCGCGTAGATAGTCCGTATCGTTGGTGGTGCCGATAAACACGCACTGCCTTGGATAGGTGAGATATTGCCGCCCATAAGGGGCGCGGAAACGGTCTATAGCGCGGGACAGGAACGCTTTGGCGACTTGCTCTTCCGTACGAATTAACTGTTCGATCTCCGCAAACTCGACGCACCAAGCGCCTTGTAGCCCAAGGGCTGCGTCCTTACTCTCAAGAGCGAGCGGCAAACTGTCAGTAAAGTATTTTTCGCCAAATAGCACCTTAACCGCCGTGGATTTTCCGATACCTTGTCCACCTTCAAGCACAGGCATATGGTCGAACTTGCATCCAGGACTTCTGATACGCCGAACGGCGGCAATGAGGATACACGACGATACATCCTCAATATATTGCGTGTCATCTGCACCAAACGCTTTTTTAAGCCATTGATTTAATCTAGGCTCTAAGTCCCATTCAAGTTCCGCAAGCCAATCTCTGATAGGATGGAACCGCCTAGATGCAGCCACGGCGTTCATGGCGTCCTCAACGTCGCTTTTTTTTGCACCACTCACCCAAATACGTTGAATATACGACTGAATTTGAGACACATCGGCAGATGACCAGGCGCGAGGATAAGGTCCCGGAAGATCGGGAGCACCATCTATCGGAGAAGGCGCGGGGTGATGGATGACAGGAAGACATTGGAACTCGTCATATCCGCACAAGTTCGACAAAACAGGATCATGCCCAACAATCAAAATCAAATTTGATACATTAGCAATCACTTGGTTTTTTTCTGTCTTTGCGAGCATCTGTTCAAGCTTGGCTGTGCTGCGCTTAAAGCCAAGGTCAACAACCGTAGCATCTTCAGACATCTTAACGTCCAGTCAATAATGGGGATGAGCATCCTTTAGACATAGCCCATCGTGCAGTTGCTTCTGCGTTTTTCCTGTCGGCCGCGCCAGTCTGCATAATTAAATCGACTAAATCGCGCTCTACTTGATCTAAAGATTTGCCGAGATGCCCAGCTAATCCGCCTAAAGTAGCGGCAGCCGCCCTAAGCTCAAAATGCCTACGGCCAGGCTGGGCGTTTTTTACACGCTCATACGCGCGTTCGATCATTCTAGATGCGCGAACGTCAGCCTCTAATTTTGTCGCCGGCATGACATAACGACGCTTCTGTGGCGGTGGGTTTAGGATTTTTAGAATCCATTCAGGCCAATCGGCTAGGATTTGTGGATTTTCTACGGGCAATTCTTGGGCGGGCCAATATATAAAATACCCCCCTGAACCCCGAGTATCCACGCCTGGCGCGATCTTGCTTTCGCTATTCTTCACGCCATCGACATGCCGAAACAGCAAATGCAATCCGCCCGATTGCGTTTTGTGCGTTCTAGTTTTGGGTATTTGATCCCACGCCGTTTCTAGCCATTGATCTCCGTCATGACGAGGATCGATGTCAAGAACATCTATGCCCGAGACTTCACCAGTTGGGACGCCTATTAGCGTAGCATTCGTGCCACGCCAAAGATCAACTATGTCCTCCGGAGATTGGGTTGCCTGCTTAAAGCCGTGCTTGCAAGCTGGCTTCTTGGAGGCAAAACAGGGAAATACTGGAAAGCGCGCAGACAGCCTTACGGCATCGTCAACGACGCCCACAACTAAGCATCGCCTTGCGTGGCGCCTGGATATTCCCGCTCTACAGCTTCAATAACAGCTATGGAAAATCGATCCGATGAATCCTTATCCATCCAGGAAACAACCGGGAGATACTTAATCTTTCCGCGTTCGTCCTTTACGGCAACGCCATTTCCGTCAACTTGAGGCTTGGATGGAAGAGAAGCCCAACGCTTACCGCTATTGCAGTGTACGACTATATCAGAGATTTTGAAGGCTTTACCGAGCCTAACGGTGGCGAAACCGCGCAAACTGTTGCGCTTCATCGGACGCCAATCAAGCAAAGTTAACTGCATAGCAGGCTGCGATTCTGACATGAAAGCTCCTTGCGAAGAAAAACAATTATAGAAAACAGGATCG